ATGAAAAAAGTGAATTTATCTAGTGCTCTTGTTTTATCAGTACTGGCTTCATCTAGTATGCCTGCTTTTGCTATAAATGAATCTAATCAAATGGTTGAAGCAGAAACCCTTGTAGACAGTCAAGGAAATAGATATAAGATTGAGATTTTAGAGGATAATGACAGTGTAAGAGTAGAGAGTGAAAATGGAATTATCGAGGCTACAGATGATAAGATGAATTACACTATAGAATTCAATGAAGATGGCACCATAACGCAGGTCTCTTTAGCAGATTCTGCCGAACAGGTAAAGAAAGAAAAACACAAGCAAAAACAGTCTAAAATGGCGGCTTTTGCAAAGAAAGATATCGTACGAGAATCACATGAAAAATCCTATGGATATTATTATGTAATCGATAAAAGTGGCAGCAAAAAGTACTGGGATGTCGGAAACGGTAAAGAAGGAATCTATGTAAAACAAACCTCTAGTAATAAAGATGATTTGTTTCATTATGAGGATAAAGTTAATGAGTTAGTGAAAGCTGAGGCTCTGTTAGTAGTGAACACATCTATTTCATTCTCTGCATTTTTGGCAAGTGCAAAAGGAATAAAATCGGGTTGGGGCGCTGATAGCATGATCGCCTTTTTTGGAGGTGCTGGTTTTGGCTTGGCAGCGGCCGTTAACGCTGCGGATGTGGTTCTAGCTGAGAGAAAAGCAGCACATGCATTTGATATTATTATGGATGGAGAAAAATAGTGGGTGAAATAATAGCAAATATTTTTATAAACAAGTGGGTTTTGTTGAGTTTACCGTTGTGTTTATTTCTTAATATATTATTCCAGCCTTTTCTTTTGAAGGGTAAATTTGAAAAATTACGAAAGGCACTCTTTATTTTAAATCTTGTAGGATTCGTATATTCGTCTATCCTGTTTATTTATATTATATACAGTTCAAAACTCTTTTTTAATTAAAGTCCTTTCATACCCTCGTCCTATGGAACTGTGGAAACTATTACACTGGTAATCGCGGTGATAGCGTTGGTTATCTCGATCGCCGCGGAAAGGTTACTTCGGATGTGATAAGAAGCTATATCACATGGATGCTAGGTACGAAGAGAAAATGGGAAGGGCATGCGCACAAAAATGAAGAGGACAAGACCGTAGGACTATCTCCGGTTACAGTTAACACGCGATTGAAACCTCTTAGAACACTGTTTAATTATCTCAAAGAAAACGATTTAATCGAGACAAATGCGTTTGAAAGGATTCCGAAGGTTAAAGAACCTGAAACAGACATAAAGATATTGAGTGTAGAGCAATTGAAAAAATTGCTTAATACACCAGATAAGCGTAGTTATGCCGGATTTAGAGATTTTGTCATAATGAATCTTTTAATTGACTCCTTTATGAGAATCGGAGAAGTTGTATCAATTAAAAAAACGGACATAGATTTCGAGTCAGGTATTCTTAATCTGAGTTCAAAGCTAACTAAATCCAGAAGGAGCAGAATAGTTCCTCTGCAAAAAAGTACCCTAAAACTATTAAAAGAGTTAATTCGCGAATGTGACGATTTCGGATCAAATTATGTGTTTTTAACAAATTATGGAGAGCCTGTAACTACTAATCACATTAGACAGCAATTAAAAAAACATGCGAGAGCGGCCGGTCTTCAGATCAGAATTTACCCCCACCTTTTCAGGCATACTGCCGCAACACTATTCTTAGAAAATGGGGGAGATATGAGACATCTTCAAAAAATTCTTGGGCATGCGGACAATCATTAAATACACCCACCTCTCGCAACGATCAATAATAAATCAACACGAACAATACTCTCCATTAAAACAAGTAATAGAGCCATTAAATAAAAGTAGGAAAATTCTACGCTAGTCCCTCGGGGCTGGCGTTTTTTCTGTTCAGAAACTTTTGAATTGTACTTAATACGCTCTCACTGTAAACTATAGGAAGAGGTTTGACTATGGGAGGGGAGATTGCATGGCTTTCTTAGGACTAGCTTCTGTGCTATTATTCTTTATTTCGTTGATAATAATTATTAACCCCAAATGGCTATCAAAAGGGAATTTTGTTTTGACTAGAAAGAGAGGTACTTTGATCCTATTATTATCGTTTGTAGGTTTCATAAGTGCCTTTGTCTTAGATAAACCAACAAGCACTACGTCGCAGCAGGCGATAACTAGCAATGCACAAAACGAGGAGCAACCAAAAACACAAGAAGATCAACCCAAGATACAGATTGAGGACGCGATTATAAAGAGAGTGACCGACGACATGAAGAAGAGAGACTTCGTTAAGGACGCGGCGATTACCTTAGACAAGGGCCGAGTTAGTCTAGCCGTGATTGTTGATTATACTGTTAATAAAGATACTGCAAAACGTATTGGAGATAATTTTGTAAGAACACTCGGAGCTGCGGCAGGAGGAAAATTCCCTGAAAAGGACTATTATGGAGAGGTTTACGATTATTATGATTTGTTAATTACAGTCGCAACGCCTGACGAGACAATAATATCGACAGGGGCGAAAGTTAAGAATGTATCAAGTATTAAATGGGATAGCTAAGGAGGTTTTATGACTCCTTGGCTATTTTTTTTCAAAAATGTACCACGTCTACCAGTCTTGGAGTCTTTCATCAGTAAAATTTTTTATGAAACGTCCCAATTTCGACTACCTCATGCCCCTATTAGGAGTAAAGGGGTAAAACGTTCATGACCGAACATAATCTCGTATCAGTCGAAACACAATCGGAGTTCTCCGTCACTAGCGGTCGCCGCGAAACCCGCATCTTCCTAAAAATGTACGTCGATGCCGTACACTCCGGCTTCTTAGCGGACATCGGCGACGAGAACTGGCGGACACTCTGCGTTATAGCTTCGTTCATGAACGAGAAGGGCGAGTGTTACCCTACGCAAGAGATGATTGCGTAAAGGCTCGGAGTCAGCCGCCAGACAGCGAATAGGCGCGTCAAACGACTGCTAGAATACCGTTGGAATGGGCGAGAGGTTATTCAAGCGATGAAGGAGCGAGACGGGAAAGGGCGGTGGGTTAACGCGAGATATACAGTGCTTCCGATCAGTCATCTAGCGATATTTAACTCCGGATAGGGCGGGTTTATTGTCCATGTCTCACGCGTCTGACACCGATACCTCGGATACGGATAGACTTGACACTAACAATAACTAATCTTTAACAAGAAAAAGATAGCGCATCAATCAGTCACTACGTTCCTTCTATCGCGCGGTCAATGTATTAAAAAAGAAACATGAAAAGATTATGGCGCGGTAACAGATGTATAAGTGAATTGATAACTAAGGCTAATCAATAGGAGGGATCGCGTTCTATGGAAATTATCACAGCAATTCAGGGAGGGCATCCATTCGTGATGTACACGGGTGCACGCCAATGACAAACAGTGAGACTATCGGGGAAGTTAAAGAGATGATACAACGGGCAAAGCTTGCACGAGACTTAGGAGCAGAACAAATATCTATCAACACTTTTATACAACTCAGTGCGTGGTTACTGATCTACATTCAAACTGTAGAAGAGATACGGCTGGAAATGGAGAGCTATAGTCCGCATGTAGATTATGTACGTACGAATCGAGTGAGAGACCATAGTAAGTAAAGAAAAATAAATGCAAATAACTAAAAGAATAAAAGAGCCTCCCTTTAAAGGAGGCATTAGCTTAAGTTATTTGATCACATTGCTCAACCTGACAGAAACTTTGTTGTTCAGCAGCGATTGCGGCACTGGAAACTGATAAGATCATCAAGGCACTAATTCCTATAGTAAATATCTGTTTCATATAATCGATCCTTTTTAGAAGTGTAGTGGTTTAATTTTCAGAAAAGGTTACCATGAACACATCTCTTGCATATTCCCTCTAGTAGATGGCGGGCATTTAGGATAGGGACCTACTGGACAATCCGTCTTACCATTAGGATTGCAAAAAGTTGCAAAAGTAGGCTTAGGCGAAATTGTAACCAAGCCTCCAACGATTAAGGTAGCTGTAAGAAATACACCCATTAGTTTCTTCATAAAAAATTGATCTCCTCTGCTGTTAAATTATGTATTAAGCATTATTTATATTATTATATTATTTCTTGTGTTTCAAATTTTTTGAATAAAAGAGCAATAAATTAATAGTATAAAATCTAAAAAAAAGATAAATCGGGTGGGAGGTATCGTGATGACCATGGTATGCGGAAGACCCTACGTTTTATTTGACCCCGAGCAGACAGCGGCAATCAAACGAGCTGAGCGAAAGGATGAGATAATTACGCAAATACTAGCTGGTTTGAATCAAGCAGTTGTTGGGGGTGACGAGTAGTAGTCGAATACACTTCCGATAAGGAACTACGTGATACGTTAATTAACGCACTTACTATATTGTTTTGTATCCCGGGCTTTACGTACGACGAGGATGTCGAGGAGACCCTAAACACCGTAGGTCTGCCGGAGATCGAATGGAAAGGGGACCGTGGGCTGATATGATGACGCATGAAGAAATTGAAGCGATACGTAAGCGTGCGGAGAAGGCAACGGAAGGACCTTGGCGAGTGGTTCCTGGTAAGATGGTTTGTTTCGATATATACGACGTATACGATTAGTTGGATCGCTCGCTTATTCATCGGGAAGAAGACGTAGAGTTCATTGCTCATGCTCGCGAAGACATTCCGAAGTTGCTAGCGGAGATCGAACGGTTGCAGACGAGTTGGCAACGGCTGGAAGAATACGTGTATAGCCGGCGAGAGGAGGCCTTTGCGTTTTACGAGACGATGGAGGGAGAGGGTGCCCGTGATTTCTACGGCAGCGTGTTCTCCGCATTTACTAGCGTGCGAGACAAGATTCAAGCAATAGATTGGGAGGGCGACGAAATGCTAACCCGACTCAAACTAGCTTACCACGCTTTTCAATTAAAACGCGTGGTCAAACGACGAATAGACGCAGATAAGGCGTATACACGACTTTTTTGTGAATGGCACGCGCTACGACTACGGAAAGGAAGCGATGTGTAAATGGAACGGAATCTACGCGAAGACTTAGAGATATGTTACGCGCCTACAGAAGGACCTTAGGTCGAGGATTATCACGAGGGGCACTGCGTGGAGGCAACGTCTATCCCGGCATGGGGAGGCGGTGTGATTGTTGCTAGTTGCGGTGAGAGGGCAGACGCTCGGTTTATCGCCGAAGCTCGTGACGGATGGCCTCATGCAATCCGGCGAGCATTGGACGCGGAGGCGGAAGTAGAAAGACTGCGCAAGCTAGTCCGTTTAATGGAGCCGTGCATCACTTACGATAAGTCTTCTTACGGTAACTATTTATGGCGCGAAGTAATGGAGGTGATTACGCATGAGCAACGCAAATAAACGTAAACTCCCACCTGCCAAGGCGTGAAAATTAAAACGGGCTGTCAAATTTAGAGGACAAAAAAATGACTGCCAAAGGCAGCCGATGTAAGTATCATTAAAGATCACATACTTTGTCAGTTGGTTTTACAAAAAAATTAGCATACTTTTCACCTATGTATGCTTCCCAAGTTCTACTTCCGTCTTTTCTTATTTCGTACACTTTGTAGTAACCTTCTATCTCTTGATAGATTCTTCCCTTATAAGGGTCACTCACTCTCTCGCATTTTTCATTTATAACTCTCTCAGCATATTCCTTCCTTTCGCCTACTACCTCATATGCATACGCAGTAGTTGCAAAGAGGCTGAATAGAGCGGTTGTAAAAAGGAATGTTTTAAAAGGCATTTTCATTGATACCAACCCTCTCTGAATATTTATATTTTCCATTCTAATATAATAATCCAATTTTGGAAAATATTATTTATTATAAGGAAATTGGAAAGCTTCGAATTTTAAGCGAAAAGGAGGCTAAACGCGATGATAACGGACAGATGCGTATGCTATTACGAAAGTGAACCGCCTTGCCCCTACTGCAAATATACCCACGAAAGTCTAATCGCATGGCTGGAACGTCGACTAGAGTATGCGGATTATTTATCTCTTCCTATCTATGTAAAACAATTCGAGCAGATGTGGGTGGAAGAGTACGGCGACCTTGACGGGATTCCGCAGGAACTAAAAGATCGAACGATGGAGAAGTATAAACGGATGAAAGGGGGTATGTTCGATGAGCAACGTAACTAATCGTAAACTTCCGCCCGCCAAGTCGTGGCGTGAACGGGAGGTCGCCGACTGGAACACGACGACTTTTACGGAGTATCTACGTGACCGACACGCAGAACTCTACGGACTCCCTTACGTTCCCGCCTGTGGCTGGCGGTCCGAGCAAGGCATAATTAAACGGATGATCGACGAACACGGAACGGAAATAGTCAAACGGTTTATTGACGGATGCTTCCGGACGTATAAGCCAACGCGACAGTACCCAACGTTGACCTTTACGTTTATGTATACGTATATGCGGGCGCGGGTACTGGCGACGGCATTGCGCGAGGAGAGACGAGTAACTGCGGCGGAGAATGTGTTGAGTGAGAATGAGTTGGTGGAATGGTTGTGACTTCAGTACATCTTATCGTCTTCGTCTGTGGGTAAAATTTCGCCATTCCACCCGCAAATGTCACATTCAACACCCCACCCATTGATCGCGGCTACGACTGTCTTGCCTTTTTTATCTTTACATTCGAGGCCTGTAAATTTTTTAAGATTAAAAGAAATATCAGGTATTGGACTTGCACAGTTAGGGCAGAAGATAGGTTTTGGCATTTTTGACACCTCAGTTCTTATTCAGTATAACACGTATGAAGTTATTGTAAGTAAATGTAATTCGGAGGTGAACGTCATTGAGCACGAACGCACCACACTGTATACTACGAGAACCCTGCCGCCATGCCAACGATCCGACCGCCTGCACCCGCCTCTGCCCGTCCTTCATCGCGATGCATGGAGCCAGCGGAAAAGGGGGCCGAGTAGCCGCCGCCTGCATCCCGAGTGACTACGCTCTTGTAACCGTTGAGACGGCACCGCCACGCGTCGAACAGCGTAGTATCTATTCGAATATCGAACGTTATATAACGACGTTTATACGCCAATTCAACGAGGTTTCAGAACCTTCTGAACGTATCAAGTCGCTGTACCTATTTTCGTATGAACCCGGAACGGGCAAGACCACGACAGCCGCCGCAATTGCGAACGCGTACCTAATAACGCATTACATCGGCTCGATCCAACGAGGGCTCCAGCCATTACAACGGCCCGTCTTCTTCCTCGACGTGAACGAGTGGCAGACGTTGTTTAACCAGTTTAATAGACCGAAAGTACCCGACCACATTGCCGAACCAGCATCCGGTAAATACTACGAATGGATGAAGCACGCGATGAATGCACCCTTCGTTGTGCTGGACGATATCGGAGTACGGGACGCGACCGAGGCTTTCCGAGGCGATCTTCATACGATTATTAACCACCGGGTGACGAATCGGATGCCTACCGTTTACACCTCGAACATACCGATGGAAGAGTTGGTTACTCTATATGATAAAAGACTATCGGATCGCGTGCGGGAGCAATGCTTGCAGCTAGGGTTCAATGGCGATTCGAAGAGGGGGATGCGAAAATGATTGCGAGGTTGTTTCGTATGAAACCGCGTATGACCGATGAGGAACGGGATTACTGCGCAGAGGCTTTTCTTGATTACGCGCTGCTAATAGAGTTTCGTAATGAGTTCGGGGAGCTGTCGGATGAGAAGGCGGATCGGTTGTCGGAGAAATTGTCAGAGTGGGGAAGACGTCTTTTGTAATACCTAACTAGCGGAGGTGAGCGGATTTGGCATACGGTGAATCGTTTCTTTCGAAAGTGATTGATACAAACGATACAGGCGCATTTATTCGATACGACATACGGGCCGAGCATTTCCCCACGGAGGCTGAACGGAAGGCCTACCGGTTCATAAAGGCCTACGCGGACAGCAACGGAGGGCAGGCGCCGGATTATCGGACAGTAGTCGCTGAGTGTGCAGGCTTTACGTACATGCCGGAAGTGGGCGACTCGTTCGAGTATATGGCGCGTAAGATAAGGAACGATGCGGGTAAGTTACGGCTACATTCGTTCTTAACTGGACAGGACGTTGGGGATAAGTTTACGGAACTGTCGACGGAAGAGTTTGCCGCGTGGCTAGTAGAACGCGTCGAAGAAGTACAAGTAAGTGTGCAGACAAAAAAGAGTATTGGACGATCTCTCGGTGAGCTGTCAGTCGAAATGCGTGAGGAATATAACAAACGCAAAGAGGGTAAGTCGTTCAGACTTTGGAAAACGCCATTTAACGCACTAAACGAGGCGATCGGCGGGTTGTTTACCGGTGACATCTACGGGGTAATGGCGGAGTCCGGTCGAGGTAAATCGTACTTCATCATTGTGTTAATAGACGAATTATTACGACAAGGTGCAACGGTTTTAGTTAAATCATTCGAGTTAAAAGCATTCCTATGGGTATCGCGTCTCCTTTCGGTCGCGACTGCAAGAGACGAAGCATTTGTTGACGAACGGACGAATCAATCGGTCGGTCTGCCGAATAAAAAGATACTTGCCGGCAAACTTGAAGGCGACGTTGAAGGCTATTTCTTCGATATGCTAACGCGACTTAACGAATACTACCCGGGTAAATTGATACTACAAGCTAAAGGGGACCGAGACCTAACGCGATCCCTTACGGAATTAGACTGTGAGCTTAAAATGCGACCAGATATTGACGCTGTTGTAGTCGATCCCTTCTACGGAATCTCAGACGTTTATGGAAGTAACGCAAATAAAACAACAGGGGGTGCGGCGGAACAGGCAGCACGTAAATTTGAACGAATCGTTGGGGAAAACGATGTAGTCGGAATATACGCGGTGCAGGCAACCGTTGAAAAGAAAACACGCGAAGAAGGAGACCGTGAAATCAAGCTCCCGACCCGCGACCAAGTAAAAACTACGAAAGCACTTCTCGACATTGCAACAAATCTATTCTCGTTTGATTCGGCGGATGGAAACGCTCAGTTAGGGATCGAGAAGGGGCGAAATGGCGCGGAGGACCTTACGGTGGATTTGATAGCGCTAATGGACTACGGTGTACTACGCGAACTACCGAGCAGCGAAGCAGCCGCAGATCAATTTAAGATGCCGTTTTAAGGAGGACGTACAAATGGAGATAGATATTCGGGCCGAGCTGGAACAGTTTTCGTGGACAGCCGCAACGTGGACGGATGATAAGCTGCTTGCGGCCAGCCCCTTCCGTTGGGATCGGTCGCCGTCATTCTACGTTTGGTTACGTGACAATAACGACCCACGTAACATAGCAAAAGCCGGCTATTGGTCGGATATGGGCGCGAAGGACCCGGATTACCAGCGCGGCGGTATTGTAAAGTTGCTCGCGTTTCTACGGGAGGAAACGGAAGAGGAGACGCAGGATTACTTGCGGTGGAAGTACGGGGAGGGAACGGTTGACCCCGAGACTCTTACGTTGGACTTGTCGGGGCGCTTACGCCTAGACCAGCCGCGAGTTCAGACGTTAGACGAACAGTACCTAGACAGGGACCATCCGTATTTAGCTTCGCGAGGTATAGCCGATGAGATACAGCAATTGTTCCGAACGGGCTATGATCCGAGGACTAACGCGATTACTATTCCTTGGTTTAACGCGGACGGAACGTTAGGGAACGTTAAATATCGGAAGGTTAACGAGAAGACGTTCTGGTACGCAAAGGGAGGGCGACCTATACGTGAAATGGTGCACGGGCTGGACATCATTTATAAGCAGAGAATTACGGGGGCCGTGCTCGTGGAATCGGAGATTGACGCGATGTATCTGTGGAGTGCGGGAGTGCCGGCAGTAGCGTTAGGTGGTTCGGCGTTCAGCGAAGAGAAGGCGGAGGCTTTGCGGAAGAGCCCGATAGAGATTATCGGGGTAATGGCGGACCACGACGAGGCTGGTCAGAAGATGAAACGGGCGGTCGTCGGAGGGCTGTCGGGATATATGACGGTTAACATCGTAGGGTATCCGATCCGTTATAAGGACCCAAACGAAATAAAAAATAGTGCGGAATTGATGAAATACTGTATGAGGGCGTTTACAAGTAAAAATAATTTTATTAATATTAATATTTGTATAGGATAATTTAGGAATATTGATCTACTTTTTCCTAAAAACCATTTCGTACCCTAAAAAATCAGCTAATTTTACCGCGTCATTAAAATTCATATTATCGCGATGTAGTCTATTCCTAAAGGTACTTACGTTAATATTTAATAACTCGGCCAGTTCGGAATAAGTTTTTATCTTATTTTCAGCTTTCATTATGTCTATTAAATCTTTTAATTCATTACCTTCAAGTGAAAGTTCTCGCTTTGATGACAAATTAATCCAACTCCTTTCTTTTTATCATAGTAACATAGTTATTAAGCTAAAACAACGTCCCGTTATGTGTTTACAAATCTCATAATGAGATGTATAATCTCACTATGAGACGTATTGCGAGAGGTGAAATCTATGGAGATAGTAACTATAGAGGACTCTATGCGCAGAGAATACTTAGATCAAGACGTTCACCTGATGCGTGTGGAACTAAGACAATTGATTCAACGTAAAATGTGGTCTCTTGGATTTGTAAAAATGTCAACGTTAGCTGATATGATGAAATATTCCAAGGGTGGACTATCCAAGATACTATCTTCCAATGCAGATACTGCGTTTACATTAGACTTACTCGATAGGCTCACGTCAGCTTTGGGACTTGAACAAGGATACTTCTACAGTTATTTTGTTTTCGAGTGCTATAAGAAAAGTGGTAGACTGGATATTAAGAAATGCAAGTCATTCATTGAACAATGCTTACTACAAGGGATGTCAGACCTAGCCAATAGAACGAGTTTCCTACTGTTGAACCAAAAGGAGTCTTTAGAAACATTATTCAAACTGGCCGAAAGTTTATACGAGAGGCATCTTTATGATGAGGCAGTTCATATATACTCTGCGATTCGTGACGGATGGGACGGGCAAATAACGACAAGCTACGCTACCAGTATGTACAGGCTCTTTTTAATACATCGTTCTTTCATGAGAACGAGAGGAGAAAGTTCGAAAAATAGTTATATAGCATTAGTAAAACTACTAGGAGTCCAAAAACATTTAACCCCAAAATTGTACCTTGACTCGCTACTAGAAATATCATATTTCTATAATCTCGTTGAAGATTTCGAGAACACAGAGAGATACACGAGAGAAGCAAAACGGTACTGTGAAAACTTACTAAATGATGGTAACTTAGAATTGTGTGGGATAACGAGGGATGAGCTAGATAGCTATTACGCCGAGTCGTTGATGAATCTAAGTTTTTCTTTGAAAGGAGCTGGAAAGTATCCCTTTGTCTATGAATTAATTGACCAATATTCCAAAATAAATGATTATTTTTTTGATTTAAGCATAGGAAACCGTTTGTTAACTGAGATTGAGGAAGGTAAGATTGAATCCATAAATGAATTTTTTAAATGGGCGAATGGTCGAAGGGAACATATGAGATCGATTGTTCCAACAGCTCTCTCCGCGTATTTAAAAACGGGAAAGATTAAAGAGGCTACGATATTTCTGCATGATAATCGAGAATTAATTAAGTTTATAGAAAACGAACTTTACACTTTGGGAATTAAATATAGAATTAGTTATAACCAATTGATGGGAAGCTATCTTCTGTATATGAACAGATTTGAGGAAGGACTTAATAAGTTGTTAATAGCGCTGGAGTGGTCAGAGCACATGGGTAATAATTTTCGATCGAAGAAAATCACCGCTGTTTTCGCAAAGCATTACAATAAGGCTTCGCAAGAACAGCGTGAAAAGTACAACTCAATGATGGAAGGATGATTCTTATGAAAAAGCTAGCGTTAGCATTTTTACTAGTTTTGACTGTATTCACAACAAATTCCCCCGTGAGTGCCAACGTGGGTGAGCATGGAATTGTTAGTAAGGATACAGCGCGTGGATACATGACCGTATATAATGTGGGAGAGCATGGATAAATCAGAAGATGGGACCGCCCAGTTGAGGGTGGTCTTTTTTTTGTCGGAAAAACCAATAAAAATGTCGAAATAAATCGAAATGTTTAAGCTTTTTTGTGAAATGTAAAATTCAATAAACGCAAATAATAATTAAGACAGGACAGGAAAATGAAATGTACAAGTAAGGGGGCTTAGGAAGAAAGGAAATAACTACGTACATTCACGTAGTTTTAGCCGTAGAGCAGACCGGAAAGCATTAGTCTACTCCTTCAGGTGCTTGCTCCGACTGCGTTGAGAAGGGGCGATCTGTTCCCACTCGTACAAATCCTCGATTGAACATTGCAATATGTGGGATAAGGTTCGCGCGTTGTCCAATGACATTTTTATGCGACCGTTTACATAGTCAGAAATTTGCTGCTCTGGCATACCAGCCCTACTTGCAAGATCGCGTTGCGTCATGCGGACACTCTTCAGACGCTGTTTTAGGAGGCACCTACCGGCTACAAAAGGCATAGGACACCTCTAAATAAGTAATACATTAAGTATATCAAAATGAAACCATAATAAAAATATTTAAGCAATGTGTGCGAAATATCTTTTACAAACGAATAATAATATGTAGAGCAAAACGAAAGGAGACAAGAAATGGAATTTAAAAAGAAATTGAATAAATTAGCCACGTCGTACAAGCAGTCGAAAGACCAGAAAGTCTTTAATGAATTGTACCGTGAGATTCTCCCTCTCTGGAATCAGCGTAAGAAAGGGGATGCCAGACGAACACGCGTAGATGAAGATACGATAATCGAAATGTACGAGGATGCGCTACTAAAAACACTTGAAGCTTTTGTCGTCGAAAAGGGTGAGTTCCTCCACTTACTTAATCAACGGATCAGTCAACGTAGAATTGATTTATACAGGTCAGAAGCAATAAGAAAGGCAAGAGAGCAACTAACATGGTTCGACGACGGGTGCGCCAACACCCTCGAAAGAATGTCAGACGAATTTGATCCCAACTATCAATCTTCTATTGAAGAAAAAATACTTGTTGGAAAAAAAGAAAGAGACAAGCGCGAACTTGTCTCCCACCTCATCGAGTCCGCCAAGACTCTATCCGATGAGGTTACCGTGAAGATACTAACAGAGTTCTCGAAGTACAGTTCACCCAACAAGCTCGCCAAAGCTTTAGGGTTGCACCACGAGACTGTAAACCGTAAGTTACGAAGGATATCTCGTTTATACGACGCCAATCGTTTTGGAGATATAAACGATTACTTAGCGGTTTAACATGTGTGTCCCTATTTACGCAGGTCATCTGCATAATATAGGCACCTTACTATCAGTATAATTCATTTCTGCATAATAACTCAATTGTAACAAAGTGGCTATTACAAAATCTTAACCATCTTTAATTGCCATTATACAGAACGTTCTGTCAAACATAGAGAAATAATTACTCTTGAAACGGAGATGATCCCGATGCCTAAACGTAAGCAATCCGAAAATATCGAATATATCTACAATGGAGGTTTCCCGCCCTATGATGATCCTGCGGACTATATTCCGACTGCCGTATCCACCTCGATCCGAAAGGCGGTGCGGCTCGGATGAATCTCACCGACTACCGACTAAGAATTACGCCGCGAGTATGCCAAGAAGTAGCGAAGATCACCCGCAGACCTGCCGAAAAAGTACATTCATGGATCGCGCACATTATCCGAAAAGCAACGATGATTGACGACGGTTTGTACGAATACCACGGAATACAATTTCGGGTACGACAGGTATCACCCGTACAAGTAGTCGTAGAAAGCGCGAGTGGAACGTATGAGCCGACTATAAACGTACCAGACGGCTGCGTATCGGTGGGCAACGTATTTGTACGTAAGCACGCGATACAGCGGGCTAGGGAACGATTCGGAATCGAGACAGAGAGCGCCGCACAATGGCTGGCGGATAAGTTTGCCCAGTCAACTTTCGTAGCTAATACAAAGGACTCGAAGGGTAACATCGGTCGCCTCTTTAGTTGTGATGGAATCTCAATATACGTTGATATTGGGCGAGATATTATACGAACGGTATTTCCGGGCGCGATTAGTTGTCCGAATCTATACCGCAAATTCAGCGAAATTGTATCGAAAGAAATACGTAAGATTGATCGTTCAATAAGGGCGGCTGAACGTAAAGCGATGCTGACCAAAGCACAGCTTAATTGTGAGAAATCGGCGTTAGAACTTCGTATGCTTAAAACGCGAAGTGTAGCCGTTAAACTAGCGTGCCAAGCGCGTATAAACGCCATTAACGAATACTTTACGCAGTTAGACGCTGATATTGAGCAGTTGATCGCGCGAAAAAAGTTTGTCGCTAAGTCGGTTGTAGCATATGCGAGGGCTACAGCGGGTTAATATGGCCGACCTCCCGCGTCGGCAAGGCGGTGTGGACGAAGAAGGCGAGGCGCCCCGTATGCCTGTTGTAAACCTGCGGGGTGCAGGCGCAAGCCACTCAGTAGACGACCGTTCATGCCGTCTCGCGGACGCGGGACTACCGGTGTCCGAAATGATGACGAGGAGTGTTGATAATGGAGACGATTGTGCACGAAGGTAAGCTGTATCGTAAGGTTGAACGTGAGGCGAAGCCGGGCGACGAGTTCATCCAGATCACAGAATCAGGGCGGGATTTAACTCAAGGAAAGGTTTACATGATAGCAGGTTTCGACTCGTTCGGCGATGCGGAATTTTACGATGACGCAGGTGGCTGTCGGGATTCTTCTACTAAGGAATATGTCGTACTAGTGCCTTTGACCAAGCAAGAACCAATCACGCTAATCTCCACAACACCGGCCGTTGAGAAGACATACACGATTCAGCTAACGGCAGGCGCTGTGGATGAGCTTATCAGAACGCTTTCATATGGCACCCTACTACAAGCCCAGTTCGAAGCAATCCGCAAATCATAACGTTAAAGGAGCGATGTGCATGGGAATCCGTGAAAAGTTAAAAGAACGTGAAGAGGCGCGCGACAAGGCGGCACAAGGAGCCGGCGGAGGCATTAACGCAGGCTTGCCGGAAGGTGTCACACGCTACGTTAAGCTCAGCCAAGAACTAGCCGGTGGCAAGACGTTTGTCCTCCTCGCACCGTATACCGAATGGTACTTTTACTACACGCATGAGGACGGCGAGAAATACCCGTCACGGGAAACCTACTACCGTAAGCATACGTGCTCGCACAGCCTGGAGAAGGCGCCGGCTAACGAAGACGAAGGCGTTACACTATTCGATCAGTACGCGAAGCCAAACGGAACTAATTGCTTATCGTGCAAGGCGAAAGCCAAACGCAAACTCTACTTCATGATGCCGGTGTACGATCCCGAATACAAGACGTGGCGCGTCCTCGACCTTAAAGAGTTCCACGCGAACAACCTCATGAACGACTTCGACAAGCTCGAAAAGGCTGCGAAAAAGTTCAAGCCGGACTATACGTTGACAGGCGATGCGGTCACGATCGGCAAGGCGGATAAATCGTACTCGCTGGAGTCGGCTGATCTTGACGAAGGGGTACTCGATGCCGCCCGTGCCTTTATCGGATCGACCGAAATCAAGTACGAAGAGCTCGCGAACTTCCGCACCGAGGACGATATCCGCGAAATTCTCAAAAACGCAACGAAGAACGTAGATCAATCGGTATTAGAGGACGGGCCGATCACCGTTTCCGACGAAGACTTGCCATTTTAACCGAGAGGAGGCGACCAGATGGCGAACTACTCGAATAATATCGGAGCCCACTCGCAGCTAGTGGCGAAGACGGCACTCCTTGCTAACGGTTACGAGATTGCCAACCCGGAAGCCCCCGAAGCGTACGACATTGTGGCGCGGCACCCGTTGTCACGCGACTGGCAGACGTTTCAGGTAAAGACCGTACGTAGACGGGAGGATCGGGGCGGTGCGCTCGTTGTATGTGGCTCGCGTAACAGTGGCGAGGTTTACACGCGGGACGACGCGGATTATCTCATCGGAGTACTCGACGGCGAAGTGTACTTGATTGAAAATCGGGAGCTGTCCGAATATTGGGCGACGCCGGACAATATCAACGAGAAGTGGCGCAAGTTATCGACTGTTATTAAAAAACAATTATCGGAGGCGGTTTAATAATGGGAAACATTAAAACGGTAAATGGCGTTCAATATCGTGTGGTAACGGATCGTGATGCGCAGGTAGGCGATTACCTAATGTATAGTGAGTCGCGCGGAGACTATATCGTAGCAGAAAAACCTTACGAGGTAGTAGAAATCGACTCTTTCGATGACCCGCAGATTATCGACGAGGACGACGAGACATACGACACTGTAGGCGATGAAGATGATTACGAAATTCTCGAAAAAATCGGCACTGTTCCGAACGAACTAGTAATGCATGGGGGCGTAACTTATCGGAAGGTCGCGCGAGATGCGAGAGTGGGCGATAAGTTCGTGGTTCCTAATGATTCAGCCGTGGATTATACCGCGGGTAAAGTTTACGAGATTACCGAATTAGACGGAGCTGGTGATCCTCATTTTATTGATGACGTAGATGAAAGTTGGTACGTACTATCAGGAAAATATACCGTACTAGAGCCGATTTCCATCGACGACGAACTAGCCGCAGCACAAGCGAGAGTTGCCGAACTTGAAGCGATGAAGAAGAAAGCTAACCGTTTGAAAGTCGGGGAGTATGCGAAAGTGGTAAATGCTTATATGACATACGCTACGGTTGGACAAATAGTGAAGGTTATCTGCGATGATGAGTCCCGTACGCCATACCGTGCCGAGAACTTAGACGAGAGGGTCGCAGGCTGGTTCCGAGAGGATGGGTTAGTCCGCGCCACCGACGAAGAGGTTGCGGAAGCACTACGTAAAGTCGCGCGAGAAAAGATCAAGCCGGGTGTTTACGTGAAATTAACGATAGCTGACGGAGAAAAGCCTAAATACGGATGGGGTGGTGTACGTAATGGCGATATTGGTGTGGTATGTGCTGTTGATGATAGTTGCGTAACCGTTAACTTTCCAGCCCACAGAGATTGGGAGGGGCACATTGACGAATTAACAGTAGCGACGGAAGAAGCAGAGACTAGTCAAAAAGCATTTGACCAGTTTAGACCGGGCGATAAAGTTCGTTTGGTTAGCGGTGGTGGCGAGCATCCACTATTCGGGTTTGATGACGGCGGTATCTATACCGTTGGCTTACGCGAGGACGATGATAGATTGACTATTAAAAGACAAGATGGAAAGAAGGGCTACGCGAGACCCTATCAACTAGAGAATGTAACTGACGAAGAGGTGAAATGGGCCGCACTTGGCCGTAAGGTTGGCGAGTTTAAGGCGGGCGACATAGTAAGATTCCTTGGACGGCGCTTAAATGTTCACGGCCTAAACGAACATGTAGGAATTATCACTACTATCGAACGAACCGACGGCGCTAGATCGCCTTACCGTCTTAGTATGCCGGATTTCGTGACTAGCGACTACAATACGTGGACTAAACCGGAGGAACTAGAACTCATCGCGCCGGTGGAATCCACTGTAAACTTACGAGTAGCCTAGCCACCCTAACGAAAGGAGGCGGTCGCTCTGACCGTAAAATTATCGTTAAAACTCCGTTCACCGACCGTAGCCGACGCTGAGGCTAAGCAACGAGTGGCAGACGCGACTAAACGTAAGTCTGCCGCAACTGAGACGATCGAGCAGGCGTGGGCGCGTATACTTGCAATGAGTAATAGTGCTTCGGATCAGGCACGTTTACTAGAGGTTAAAAGAGCGATGGAGTCGGGCGTAATAGGCAGACGTCCGACTGACGTTGCCAAACGGTTCAGTAAGGCGGAAGCTCTTCGTATATGGGTAGATTTAAACGAGCGACAACGCGGTGAAAAATTGGCGGAGATGGTACGGAATACTCCGCCTAATTACCGCCTAGTAAACAACGTTTCTTCGTTAGAATACACGATTCGGGCGATTGAATCTGCGGATATTATTGCTGTTGACTGTGAAACGTTCGGGGAAGATGGTGCGGCTCTCGATCCTTGGCGTGGTGATATGGCGGGATTCAGCATTTCAACTCGCTCTGAAAGCTTCTATATCCCGTTAAACCACGTTGAGAAGGCACTGCCTGAAGAATACGTAATCGGTAAAATGATCGAGATACTTCCGAAGGCAAAGATCGTCATGCACAACGCGCCCTTTGATTGCAAATGGTTCTATGTGAAATACGGGCTTGACTTGATAGATGCTCTTTATGCAGATACACGGATAATGGCGATGGCCCTCGATGAAAACCGTAACCACCGTTTAAAGGACTTGTGTGCAGATTGGTTAAAACTGCCGGGAGACAATTTCGATCAGCTTTTCGGTAAAACCCCGTTCAATCAAATTCCGTTAGATGTCGCTTTGGTATATGCGGCAGGCGATACGGAGAAGACGCTAAAACTTTACGAGTGGATTCGTGCTTGGTATTCGAAGCGCGACGATCTCAAACGTATCGGGCGATTGGTATTCGACATCGAAATGCCTGTGTGTCGACAATTCATCAGGTCTGACTTACGCGGAATCCGGTTTGATGTAGATATGGCGAAGAAATTGGACGAGAAGTTTGGGCAAGAGGAGTTGCAGTTGGAGGCGGAAATACATGAATATCTAGGTGAAAAAATCAACCTAAACTCACCGATACAGCTATCAAAAAAACTATACGGGGATTTACGGTTGCCTGATAACGATAAAGGGTCTACAGGAGTTCGTACCTTAAAACGTATTAAAAAGAACCACCCGGTCATTCCGTTAATTCTTGATTACCGTGCGGTGGGGAAATTGAGACAAGCGTTCACGTCTAAACTGCCCCATACCGTAAAAGCCGATGGGAAAATACACCCTTGGCATAATACATGGGGTGCCGCAACTGGCCGATTCACGTGCGCCAATCCGAATACACAACAAATCCCAGCCAAACGACCAGAGATACGGCATCTTTTTCTCGCGACGAACAGTGATCGGATTCTTGTTTCAGTCGATTATTCGCAAATTGAATTACGTGTGTTGGCACACATGGCAAATGAATCGGTACTTATCGAGGCATTCGAGACGGGTCGGGATATTCACTCGACTACGGCGGCACTTATCAGTAAAGGGCGATATACCTATGACGATATAGAGCAGCACAAAGATACGGAGGGTCACGAGTGCCAAAAACTTAGGAAACAAGCGAAAATTGTTAACTTCGGAATCGTTTACGGAATGGGCGCCGGTAAGCTTGCAGATACGCTCGAAGTAACAAAAGCTAACGCACAGACGATCATTGACGATTACTTTCGCGGATATCCCGGCATTAAACGATATATGGACGAACAGCATCGGAAGGTTATGAAAGACGGATTTGTATCAGGGATTTTCGGAAGGAAACGCAGACTTCATAACGACATTAAATCGAAAGAGCGTTTTCGAGTATTCGGCGCCCAACGTCAGGCGGGTAACTTCCCGATCCAAGAGAGCGCGGGTTCTATTCTTAAAAAGGCGATTGTAGACCTAGCGCCAGTTCTCAGACATTACGACACCTTTATTCTATTACAGGTTCATGATGAACTTCTTTTCGATTGTCCTAGAGACATAACACAAGACGCAATAGACCACATCAGGACAACAATGGAGAGCGCTGTAAAGTTACGATGTCCAGTTCGTTGTGACGTGGAAATTAACCCGGAACGTTGGATGAAGAAAGTGGACGAGCGAGAGTGGTTCGAAGAAAACGAAGAAGGGGCGTGATTGATTGTCACGTGAGATTCCTTTGACCCAAGGGAAGGTAACGATTGTTGACGACGAAGAGTTTGAACCCTTATCCAAGTATAAATGGTTCGCAACGAAATGCGGGAATTCTTACTACGCTGCCCGGAGATTAAACGGAAAAACAATTTTAATGCACAGATATATCATGAATCCAGAAAACCGACTTGTAGTCGATCATGTCGATGGGGATTCTCTTAACAACCAAAAAAGTAATTTACGAATTTGCAGTAAAGCTCAAAATAATAGAAACCAGCGAATTAAAACGAACAATAAGAGTGGATACAAAGGTGTGTACTGGCGAGAAGAAAAAGGTAAATGGCAGGGGAGTATGAGGCATAACAGCAAGACGGTCTATCTAGGGTTGTTTACTGATCAAGAAGAAGCCGCGAGAGCTTATAACCAGAAAGCTGTGGAACTATTTGGAGAGTTTGCAAGACTAAATGAGATACCAAAGGAGGATGGTGCCTTATCGTAACATCCGAACGAGCACCCCGCATTGAACGTGAATTCACCGAACAACTAGACGCTTACTACGCTTCGCCAACGACGTCTTATTACGACAATACTATTTCCCGTAGGTTCTACGAACAGAAACTCCGCCATCTAAAGTTTAAGCCGTACCCGAACGATGGTCTCGTAACCTTCGGCGCATCGGGTACCGATAAATGCGATCTCGAAGTATTCTTTCGCAATCAGAAGGTGAAGCCGAAGAAATCCGATGACATCTCGTTCCGAGGACGCCAGCGCCGACAAGGTAACGCGAACATCGAACTTGTACAGATGGACCTCGTACACATGGAGAAGCGACTCGGTGAAAACGCGAAGTTTACTGTCGAAACGAACGAAGAGGGCGCGTACATGTTCGAGGACGAGGCGCAGCAACGTGTGGTGTTCGAATACGACGGTGTTAAGTTCGCCATCACCGCAAAGCCTGACGGAATATTACGTTATAACGGAAGCGACCGCCTACTATTTGAATACAAAACGAAGGCGTCCGGTCTACGTGCGATGAACAGCAAACTCGACCGGAACGGGGCGCAGGACGACCACTTACGCCAAGTAACTGCTGAATCACTCGTATTCGGTATTCGCGAGGGTGTCCTTTTATACGAGTCGACGCAAAAGCCAGCATGGTTTTCTGACGAGGACCGATCGTATGTGACAAAGGGACAAAAGACATGGGCTGACGGTAAGCCTATGGCGGACATACGCCCGTTCTATTTTTACATTACCGACGAAATGCAGGAACGGCTACTTCGTGATCTCGCGAGACAAGCTCGGCTAGTTTACGAGGGACAACAACCGGAAGTGACTGCGGACATGACGACGAAGTGCGGGTTTTGCCCATTCTTTGCCGGTCATTGTCAAGCGACGTTGAGTGCGGAGAACCTAGCGTTCTTACAAAAGGTTGACGCGCGGATGGCTCGATCAAGCCTTGCAGGTAAACAGGATCACCGAAGCTTACGAAACTATTTAGCGGAAGCAAGAGCAGAGGGGGAGGCGGCTTGATGGACGAAATCTACACGTTCATTGATTTGGAAACGACGGGGCTCGATCATGAAACGGATCAGATAATCGAGATAGCCGCGGTGAGAACGGATTTAGAACGTGAGTATGGTCGGTTCCAGACGTTTGTGCAGCTCGATGAGGGGCGCGAATTACCAAACTTTATAACGGAGCTAACCAGTATCACAGAGAAAGATTTATACGGAGGTACTCCCAGCTTCTTTGCGGCAGGTGCGCTAGTTAAGTTTTTCGCTGAGACTACGGTCGTTGCTCACAATGCCCCATTCGATTTATCGTTTGTTACTGGCCACGCTATTTTCCTTGAAAAGTTCGTCTGCACCCGAGCGCTCGCCAAGCTCGTAGCGCCCACGGAGTCCGCATCGTTAAAAGACGTATGTGCCCGATATGGCATCGAGCTAAACGGACACCATCGTGCGATGAACGATGTGCTCGCTACAATCGAAGTCTTCCGTAAGCTAAAACCGATTGCAGACTATCGCGGCATTTACTACCGGAATGTAGTCGTAAATGCTCCGGATCGGCCGTTGAAGTACGTGCCTTACGGGGCGAAAATAGTGGAGGTGGTCGCCTAATGCCGATAGTTTCTCACGACATGATCGAAAATTATGATGAATTGGAACGCGAAGTAGACTCGCTTAAAACGGTGATGGCGGTCGTGTCCGGCGACCTCCGCCGTTTAGCCTCCGAACTACATACGGAGGACAGCGACGTGGTGTACGACAATCTGCTCGACTACGCGCGTCATTTAGAGAACGCGGCGGGCTTACGGAGGTGACCGATGGCTATTCGTAAAAAGGAACGATATCTCGGTTTGGACATTTCGATGAACCCCGGATTTGCGGTGATAGACGTAGTGAACCGGGTGCCTACGCTAATATACGCTTCATCGCTCGTTACATCTACTGCACATACGGACGGTCAACGTTTCGCATACATCGAGGCCAAGACGGTCGCAGTCGCTCACGATGCCGGACCACTTACCACAATTATACGTGAGGACTTTACGGATGGCCGATCGAAAAGGGCGAGACAAGGCGTGTTCGGCGCGTGGGCGGCCGTTGACCAAGGGCTAGCTCGATACGGGTATACGGTGACTGATGAGATTAGCCCAACGTCTGTGAAACGGTTAGTCACCGGCAATGGCAAGGCGGAGAAGGTCGAGGTCGCGGCAAGAGTACGTAAGATACTAGGATTGCCGGAAGACTACGAGTTTGCGGCTGGCTACGATGACAGCGATGCGTGTGCGGTGGTGCTGGCGTATCTTATCGCGAATAAATTGATAGACGTTGAGGAGGCGGTTTGATTGATACTTACGGTACATGAACGACATGCACTCGCTATGAAACACGCAAAGAAATTTGTGGGGAGGTCAGCAGCACGCCCCATTCTCTCAGGCGTGTATCATTCGGCTGATGGTACGTTGGTCGCAACAGACGCACACCGATTACTCCGAGTAGAAAACGCGCATGAGCGTAGCGAGGCGATTGTGCTCGACTCAAAAACAAGCGCTCCAATTGACGGTACGTATCCGGATATTTCACATATCATTCCGAAGGTTTATTGCGCTGAGTACGCGTTCGGCAGTGAATCACTCGAGGAACTAATCAAGGCACACGAGATCATGGTCAAGGTCGGAGGCAAGAAGTCGCCATATGCTTCGATCGCGGTTACCGGCTCTGGGTTAACGTTTACGACTACTTGCGGTATCGGTGTTTACGAGGTTTCACCGACCGTTCAAATAGAAAGCTTTTCGGACGAATTTACGCTTCATTACAACGCTCAGTTCGTGCTTGACGCCCTGATTGCGTTACGCGATTTTAAACCGAAGACGGTCGGAATTAAGTTTACTGGCGAGGAAAGTCCGTTTGTAATCGACACAGATGACGGAGTTCTAGCACTTATTCTTCCGATAAGACGACAAAAGGAGGTGGAGTGAGTATGGCAAAAGTTAATTTCAGAACGGAAGAATTAAAAGAATACGGGCTTCCGTGGGAGGGCTATAACGGAGTGGAAGTGATTTCAGATCAAATTGTCGACCAATCAAGATGGTCTGTATATCACGACATTATCTTTAAATGGATTGATGGGAAGTATTACTCCACAGGCTATAGTGTCGGAGCAACAGAGTGCCAAGACGAGAGGCCGTGGGAATACGAGAGTGAGGTCGAATGCGTAGAGGTACATCAAGTAGAAAAATTGGTCAAAGTGTGGGAGGCGGTTTGATGTTAACGCAGATTCTGGGTTGGTACTCTCTCATTATGTATATCATTGCTATCGTAGGAATTATCACCACCAATTATACTTCAGGTGGGAGACGACTTGCCTCATTTCTCATTGCAATTCCCGTAGCTGCTTATATCTGCATTACCTTATTTCAATGGTAAAGGAGAGATTAGATGAGTTGGCCTAAGCTGGGGCTCTTCATATTTTGGGCAGTAATCGTTACAGGCGTATATTTACTAGGCGGCGCTGGCGTGTATTACATTTTTGCTCTTTCAGGCGTAGGCATCCCGTTTGTTCACTCGGTCTTGCTTTTTGCACTACTCCGGCTGTTACGAGCATTAGCCGGATGAATAAGTACGACGAGAAGCCAGTCGAACGATCACTCCGTTATCTACACGAAGAGCTAGAGGACGTAACCGAGAGCCTAATCGTCAGTGAGAGAAGATGTCTAACGCTAAGATTACGCAGGAAAACGATAGTTAACGCGATAAACGATATCGAAAGGGAGATGACGCGGATTGACTCAACTACTAACGGATGAGTTCATCGGAAAGTACCCGGACTTTCCCGAACATATGAACGAGCTCGGCAAGTTCGTATATTACCGGACATATTCACGGTGGCTACCCGAAATCGGCCGCCGTGAGACGTGGAAAGAAACATGCCGTAGGGCTACAGAATACAACTTCGGTCTCGCGATAAACCATTACGAAAAGGTAGGATATACGGTGCCTTACGCGAGTTTACAGGCCGAAGCCGAGTCGTTCTTCGACGAGATGTTCAACCTGCGTCAATTCCTAAGTGGACGGACGCTGTGGGTCGGAGGGACTGAGGCTGGAGCTAGCTACAGTTTGGGCCAGTTCAATTGCAGTTTCGTTAATATTCGAAGCTGGTCGGATTTAGGCGACTTGTTTTATCTATTGATGGTTGGTTGCGGCGTCGGATTCAAGTGTACGAAGGAGTTTGCGGCAGGCCTAGCGCCAATCCGCACAAACACAACGTTAATCAACGCGCCTTACGAGCCTGTTCCCGTAGACCGACGATTGGAACGAACAAAGGTAACCGAACTCGATAACGGCTACGTGAAAATCTACGTAGGCGACAGTAAAGAAGGGTGGGTCGAAGCCCTCCGAGCCTATTTCGAAATCCTAACGGAGCCGCAATACGAATCGGTCCACACCGTGAAAATTTCGTACAACTCGGTTCGTCCGAAAGGTGAACGTCTGAAACGATTCGGCGGCAGCGCATCGGGCCACGAACCTCTTGCGGAGATGTTTGCGGGGATCGACCGCGTGTTAAAGAATCAAATTGACCCGTCGTTAGCTCCGTTGAAGAAAGACCAACGACTAATCAAGGTACCGGTGGGGTCGGGCCATATTCCATCCTACAACCGCGTACGTCCGATCCACATTCTCGATATCGGCAATCTTATCGGAGCTAACGTAGTGGTCGGCGGCGTCCGTAGAACAGCCGAAATATTCCTCTTTGACGCGGACGACTACGAGTGCTTGCTCGCCAAGTACGGTATTAACGGCGTGTGGACGGAAGATCAACTCGCGCATCATCGTAAGGTAGGCGAAATGCTAGAGAGCATCGGACAAAAGCCGGAGTGGTTCGATTCTATCGTAAAGGTAGAAGACGGACGATTCGGACTTGATCATCGGAGACTATCGAATAACTCTATCGCGTTCGAAACGAAGCCTAGCCGTGAGTTTTTAAACCTCGTGTTCACGATCATGCAATCAGAAGGCGAGCCGGGCTTTATCAATCTGGAAGAGGCGCGAAGAAGACGACCAAACGCCGAAGGGCTTAATCCATGCGCGGAAATACTGCTCGATTCATACGGGGTCTGCAACTTAACGACGGTCAACGTTATGCAGTTCGTACACGGCGATACACTCGATATCCCCACACTTCTACAAGCTCAACGACGCTCCGCCCGTGCCGGCTTACGAATGACTCTCGTAACACTCGAATTGCCACATTGGGACGCGATCCAACAGCGTGACAGGCTTCTCGGCGCGTCACTGACCGGATGGAAAGACGCTATGGCAGCCGTTAACAATAACGAACGTCAGGAACGTGATTTACTCGAACTTCTCGGCATCGTAGCGAATAATGAGGCGGAGTCCTACGCGAAGGAACTGCGGGTGAACGCGCCCTTACTCGTGACAACGGTCAAGCCGGAGGGCACCATATCGCAGTTAGCCGGCGGCGTATCGTCTGGCCTGCACTGGTCGCACAGCCCGTACTACATCCGACGTATCCGCATTAATGCGTCCGATCCACTCGTTAAGGTGGCGCAAGAGCTCGGCTGGACGGTGAATCCCGAGGTAGGTACGCCGGGCAGCACCGAAACAGAGCGCCTTGCTAATGCCCGTACGTTGGTCATCGACTTTCCTGTAGCTTCTGGCGCGTTAGAAACGAAAGATGACGTAAGTGCAACGCGTCAATTCGAGACTTACTTCCGATTCCAGCGTTCGTACACCGACCACAATTCGTCCAATACGATTACGGTAAGGCCGGATGAGTGGGCAACGGTTGAGCAGACGGTGTGGGACGGATGGGACGATTTCGTAGGTGTATCGTTCCTGGCACTCGATGGCGGTACTTATCAGCTCGCGCCGTACGAGGCTATAACGAAAGAGGAATACGAGGAACTACGCGCCAAAATGAAGCCGTTCGATCCGGAGATTCTAGCGAAATATGAGACGGACGGTACTAGCGATTTAGAGGGCGCGGATTCATGCGAGGGTGGGGCGTGCCCACTAAGATAAACGGAGGTGGCGGGATGGAAATTCTGAGTACGACGTCAAATACCGGAGCGTTGGTTGGCATGGTATGCCTCGGGATGCTTGCTGTGATCGTTGGAGTAATGGCGTTTTTCACCCTAATCAACGGAGAACTTATAGGAATAACGTTTTTATTAATCTCGGCAATCCTAGGCAATTTGACTGGCTTCGCAATGGTAGATTACGCAACTCCGAGATATGAGGTCACTATAACGGATATGTCCCGATTTGACACCGACAAATACCAGATCGTTGAGCAACGGGGCAAGGTATTCGTTGTTAAGGAGGTACGTCGATGAGCTACGGCCAACGAATGAACAACGCGAGTTAATCGAAATGTTACAAGGAAAGCCCGCGGTTGGTGAGCAACTAGTCGATATCGTATTTCATACGCTTTGTAAACTACACGAGGAGCAGCACCGAGTGGACCTGCGAGAACCATACGACTTGGAAACGAAAGCCTACAAGGCTGGTCTGTATTTTGCTGAACGAAAGCTTCTCGAAGTCTGAATCCATAAAGGAGGGCACCAAATGATCCCTGTAAAAATCAAGCGCCTGCACCCGGACGCAGTAATTCCGCAATATGCAACGACTGGCTCGGCCGGCTTCGATCTTGTCGCGGTTGAGGACGTAGTTATCTCGCCCGGTGAGACGCAAAAGGTTCCGTTAGGACTCGCGTTTGAAATACCGGAGGGCTTCGTGATGTTAGTGTGCATGCGGTCGGGCATCGCTCTTAACACGAAGCTTCGACAGCCGAATGGTATCGGTATTATCGACAGTGACTATCGGGGTGAAGTCGCGATGATGTTCGATAATATTTGGAAACACGAGCCTTTTTTCGCGTATGACGAAGAAGGCAGAGCGATTGTAACAGATTATCGAATCGAAGACGAATGTCCGAGTACTGAGTATTTACGGACGATATCTGGAGAGCAGGTCCGACAGTGGCGCGACTATCCAGCAGGAACATACCTAATCCGCAAAGGTGACCGCGTTGCCCAAGGATTGATATTGCCGGTGATGCAGGCGCAATTTATCGTTGCGGACGAATTAAGCGAGACAGATCGCGGAGCCGGTGGTTTTGGGAGTACGGGGGTGTTAACGTAATGGGTTATCTCGCCAGTTTAAGTGCTTTTGTCGTAGTTGATGCGGACACCGGACGCCTTGTATCGGAAAAGTTTATACAAGCCGAAAATGGGCCGAACGCTCTCTAACTAGGGGGTCTTACGCGAAGAACCGAGCAGTAGTCGAAATCTCCCCCGAGATTATACTCGCGATACTAAGGGAGGCGCGCTAATGGCAGAAACGCAAATGTCCGTGAGGCTGATCTCGCATACACAACTGAGTGAAGAGTTTTACGGTAGCCTCGACATATTTCACGAATTCATAGGGTATGAGGGCAATCAACTCGACCTATGGGGCACAACTGACGGCCAAGCCGTAGCCCTCACCGCGATCAGAACGTGTTATTCCGCCAATAAGCCGTCCGAGATCGTTGTTCTCGAAGGCGACAAGTACTTCGGTCAGACCGCATCCGACGGCGAGGAAGGTACAGAAGCCGACCGTCTGTTCCGCCACATCACACGATCAGGCCATACGTCTACTTTGGAGCACCTCACGTTCACATTTGCGATCGAGGGCGTATCCCGCGCACTCCTAGCGCAATTGACACGGCATCGGGTCGGCTTTAGCTACTCCGTCCAGTCACAACGATATGTACGGATGGGCAGTTCCGATAAGACTGGCGGATTTGATTACATGGTGCCGCGGAGTATTCAAGAAAAAGGCGAAGGGGCTGTCGCAGTCTTCCGAGCATCTATGCGAGCATTACAGGCTGACTACGACGCACTTCGAGAGGCCGGAGTCCCGCCAGAAGACGCCCGTATGGTCCTCCCGAACGCAGCCGCAATCAATCTAGTTATGACCGCGAATCTCCGGGCCCTGCTCGACTTCTACGGAAAACGACGGAATGGTCGCGGTGCTCAATGGGAGATTGCGGAACTAGCCGAGCAATTACGTAGGGAGGTTACGAAAGCAGAGCCGTGGACAGCGCCATACTTTGACGTAGCCTAAATAAAAATTTCGGAGGGTGATCGGTATATGACGAATGTAACTATTTTGACGGATGATAACGGAGTTAAGCGTGAGTATCGCGAGGTTGAACGTAAGGCAAACGTTGGTGAACAAGTAAAGATCATCGCGGGCGCGGAAGAGATGCTAGGCGAATATCGAAAGGGCGAGGTTTATACAGTTACGGAGTTAGACGGGTATTACTTTATACGCGTGGACGGAAAGTGGGGTGACGGCACTACGCTTAATCTATCTCATGACGATTACGTAGTCCTCGAACCCACCGACATTATCCACGTTGACGGCGTATGTTGCCGCGAAGAGAAACGAGAGGCTAAGGTCGGCGAACGTATTCTAATCGTCGCGGCTGAAGATACCGCGAGAAAGTACGATAACGGAGATATCTTGACGGTCGCAGGAGTACTGGGGGTATTTAAATGCGTACGCGTAAATGAACATGATCGGGTTATCCGCCATCGCGAATACGTAGTTATAACGCCTTTAGACGAACCGACCCCGAATAACATCACGGTAAATCTAACCGTCAACGTAGCCTCATCGTCTCCTACCGAAATCCTTAAAGCGATCGTAGATAGTGTACAGGCGGAGCTGGCGAAGGCGGAAGCACCTATAGATACGGGGATAGATACGACTGCGGCAGGGCGCGCTTTACAGAAGATGCGCGATAATGCCGTAGAACGTGCTAAGGAGGACGTGTGGGTATTACGGGCTGATACGTCCAACGTAAGGAATCCGGCTCTACGAAGACGCGGCGATATCTACATCAAGAATGGACTCGGATTGACCGCAGATTTTATCGTCAACAAGGAAAAGAGAACCGTAGTCTGCTTACTTCGCGGCGTAGTAACCCCGGAAAGGATATACGCTCGTGGAATCGCCGAATGCTCGCCGGACGATTGCTTTAACGTCCATATCGGCAAGGCTATTGCGCTGCGTCGCGCGCTGGGACTCGATGTGCCCACGGATTACTTGAACGCACCACAGCCTACAGAGGTTCGTGTGGGTGACGTTGTACTAAATTGGCAAGGGGCGCGAAAGAATGTGGTTTCGGACGTAGGTACTTCGTATGATCTACACGGGCTCACTATTGGTTACGTACGTTCTCGCGGGTATAAAACGATTGACGACTCCCGCGAATAAAAAGCCCTACCAAGAGGTAGAGCGTGCTAAATAGTCTCGCTTATTTACCGTTTAAGCATGTGCTATAAGTGGCTGACCAGTAACCTTCGTGCAATTCACTGTCTCGATAGCTTTGTAAATAAAGCTTCACATTTCCATAAACGATAACCTCACTTGGTATTACGTAATTATGATCAGATTTCTTTAAGAGCATATAGTGAGTTTCACAATCAGACTGAATTGATTGAGTTGGTTCTACGCTTTTTTCTGCACTTACCCCCGTCGCTAGAGTAAAAATTGAAAAAGCACTTAGTAAAGCAAGACTAAATTTTTTGGCTAACATTTGCAATTCCTCCATTATTTGTAATTTTGAAACAAGCTTATTATATTTTCTTTTTTCGCAGTAATCAAGTAATTTAGGGAGTGGTCATTGTGAAAATAGCAATCTGTGGTCGGATGCGAAGTGGAAAAGATACGGTTGCGGCCTACCTAGTCGAACATTACGATTTCATACAGTACGCGTTCGGTGATGGCATCAAACGTATATGCCGCGAACTATTCCCTGAACAATTTGTAGACGACAAAAAGCCCCGTGCGCTATTGCAAGGCGTGGGGCAGGCGATGAGAGCGATTGACCCTGACGTTTGGATTAAACGAACTATGCGCGAAGTATATACAGCACAAGGTTTCGACGTAGTAATTACGGACCTCCGCCAGCCTAACGAATACGCACGCCTTTATGCGGAAGGATACGTAATCATTCGCGTAAACACTTCTGACGATGTACGAATAGACCGGATGCGTTCGGCAGGCGATGTGTTTGATCTCGCGGACTTCACTCACGATACGGAACGATACGTAGACATGTTCGCGGTCCATTACGAGTTGAATAATAACGGATCAGTCCTTGACTTGTGGGAGCAGATTGAATGTGTGATGCGGGATATTATGCATAAGGAGGCGGTTTGATGCGAAAAGTTTTGCTGAGTGGTATGTGATTTAAGATGAAGAAAAATATTATATATAAAGTAACTAATTCATCAATTTAAAACAAATAAAATCCCCTGAAATTACATCAGGGGAGGAGATGAGAGAATTATATTTTAGTATTGATAGTACACCCAACCAGAATAGGTCCAAGTACAACCATCGGAAAAGCAGTCAGTTCCAACGCCTCTCTTTAATTTACCTATATAACCACGTCCGTCATCGTAGTCAATTTCATCAGGCGCTTCAAAAACAGTATATTTTTTTTCGATACTTGCCCAATACTTATCAGTAGCTGTGGTGTTACTTAGTTGTGTTTCATTAGCAAATGCTGTGGAAACGGAAAATACTGAAACAACAACTAGAGCGAAAGCAATTATAGATTTTTTAAACATAAAAGCACCTCCAAAAATTATTTTTTGTAATAATTAGATAGTAGAATATTGTGTATTTAATGTCAAATCATGGGAATTTAAGAGCAAAAATATATAACAATAATTTTTAGACAGAAGAAAAATGAAACTGAAACCAGAACATTCATGAAACAATTTACCAATCAGTTGGCTGGTCTTAAGGACGTGTATTTATCGGATTTGAAACAGAGTCAGAATATATCGACATCGCGAACCAACGAATCACACGATTAAGGGAGGCGGTTTTGTGTGGAGGTTTGATAATATTCCTGATTCTGGTGGTTGTAGTGATAGGATAGATATTCGAGATCAAGTAGACCCGTTCGTACCCGACTGGCCTACTTATGTTCGCGAGGCATATGCGGACGGCTACCGTGCTGGCTACACGGATGGCCGTCACGCCGCCTCAACGGAGATTACTTACGATTTCTTACGGCCACGTCTGGGTGAAAACGGTTCTTCCTGCTCTTTGTGACGGAACGCGTACCAGTTGTTAGAACGTTCGATATACAGGTACTTGCCGGTAGGAACGTTATGCTTGCGGACAAAGGAAGACACGGCCGCGTAGTAACGTTTACCATCGAAAGTAGCCGGCTGTACGGAGTCATCAACGGAGACTTCGCCCGGACGTGCAATTCCGATATTGCCGGTCTTTGGATCGTAGCCTACGTGACACTTAAACGGTGTGCCGGGTACGACTCCGAGCTTTCTACGGAGTGCGGATGATAGATACAGACGGTTGAATTTGTCCACCGAGATGTAAGCTTCGAGGGATTCCGCGAAATTATGCGCGACGAAAGACATAGTAATCACTCCGATCGGTAACGTTATTTAACGATAGTATACGTCATTCGACGGAAGATTGGAAGATAATACCGTTAATAAGCGCGATAGGCAGGCGTTTATTAACGTATCTCACACGCGAAATGAAGGAGGCGGCTTAATGGGCGCATGTGCCGTTGATATCGAAAAGGGACACCGAAATCTTTCCGTTAGGTATGCGTTAAATGACCGTGACGGCGTACACGCAATCCTACGCGACATCCACCATTTACGGTCGAGCCGGTACGAACGGGGCGACTACGCGGCGTGTGACGTGTTGATTGATCTGGCGGAGGCGATCGAACGGGCGGGGCTGACGGATCGGGAGCGTGAAGCGTTGTATTACGTGTATGAACGGGAATTAGACACTGTTGAGACAGGAAAGGCTATGGGCATCAGCCCTCAAAAAGCCGGATTACGCGTAAGAAATGGATTGGAACGAATAGCGAAGGTCTATGAGATATGGAATTACGGTGAGGAGGCAGCATGATGATGGAATGGGTAAAAATGGAACGAACTGACCGAATGGCAGCTATTAGCGAGTGGATAGATGAAGTAATCCTACGTACGGGTAATAGACCAGACTCCGGCGAGCTTGAACGCCTAGCAGACGCGATACTCTACGAAGAGCTCACGGATGATGACGAACATAAAATGACCCACCATGAATATCCGATTCTATCCGCGACACAATACGCCCGCCGAACACTCGGAAAACACAAGCGACGAGGTTCCGGTATGGGCGGTGAGACCTCGCTTAAAATAGTAGAGGATACAGGGACGGACGGAATCTCTTACAGGAAACCTTCGCGCAGAAGACGCAGCCCTTACGAAATGCAATTCGTAGATAACAACGCTAAGATACGCAATAAGGCGAGACAAGAACAGTACGCAAAGGACATAAAGGCGAGCGAAGTCAAGAGCTATTTTATTGCGTAAGGGGGTTCGTTTTGGGAGGTTTCGTATCTATGCATGCTAGAGACGTTCATCCACAAGTTCGAGCACATCCGTAATCTCAACGCCAAGCACTTCGCATATTTTCGCAAGGTTATCGAGTGGTAGCCGTACAGTTTCATTGTTGCACATTTCGTTAATTGACGAGACACGTATGCCTGTCAGGCGTGAGAGTTCTCGTTGCGAGATTCCACGTTCTTTGAGTAGATCGGCTAGTTTAATATGTATTTTCATCGCGAACAACTCCATTACTTATTGTCACGTTTAACGGAACGTGTTATCCTTCTTGTAGAGGGTGTGATTTCCATGCCTTCCAGTAAATGAGAAGGAGGACGGGTAATGGTGGAGGTCGTGCTTCTGGTGACCGCGCTGGTAAACTTGGCAACTGCGATAGTCAACTACCGCAATGGCAGGCGGAACAGCAACGGTCGGAACCTAAAGTAAAGACCCCTTACGTTCGCGGCGTAAGAGGTCGGTCATCAAACGGGTACGGGAGCCTAACGGTTCCCTGCCCTCCCCATTATCTTATTCCAATCATACCCTCGATTATGTACGATAGTCAACGGAGGCGTTGGAACCGTGCAAACTATTACATTGGTAATTGCGGTGGTAGCGCTGGTCATCTCGATCGCCGCGTTAGTACAAGCCGTGAAAAATCGCAATTAGTCGTCGGAAAACCGGCGGCTTTTTGCATGTTTGGAAGGAATTAGAAATCTTCTTGTCGAAAGGTGTAGACGAGGAGGTGGATAGGATGAAAGCACATAACGGATCAGGTTGGACTTTCGAGAGCTTTCCCGAGTGGAAGTATCGCACAGAACCGGAATGGGACGCAGGCCCACGTTGGAAAACGGCTCCCGAGTGGACCGGAGACCCGGGCCATTAAAAATAGGAGGTTACGCGACATGACTGATCCAGAATGGCGCGATGATCCCGGTCATTAATCGAGGAGGGAACGCGATGATTTACGATATCAATTGGGTTGATGATCCGCAAGGCATCACTGTTTGGTTCGTGGACCCCGGATATTGATAAAAGGAGTTACGCGGTATGACAGAGCCAGAGTGGCTAGATGACGCCGGCTACTAAAATGGAGGAGGTTACGTAATATGACCGAATCAGAATGGGCGGTACAACGTAATTGCAATACAGGCGATCCGGGTTGGGTACTTGATCCCGGTCACTAAGTAAAGGAGTGTACGATATGACAGCACCAGATTGGAATAAACAACGCTTTGACCACGGCGGGATTGGCTGGTAAGTAGCCGTAATTACCACGATGTACGCGGACCACAGTAGTACGTAGTTACTACTACGCTTAGTCTCGTGGGAGCCGGATTCATGTCAAGGTGTACACTTGACGTGGCTGGCGCTGGTAATCCGACCTTTCGGGCTATGAGCGCTGGAATATATTCGGAATTAACGAGGAACAGACCGCCTCTATGTCGAAAGTAATAGGACGAGAGGAGGTACTTTCTATTGAACAAATTCGGAAAAATATACTTACTGTCAATTTTAATAGGAACGACCTTCATCGCATTATTATATTTTAATTGGGAGACTAAAACAAAAGAATGGGTAGGTATTGAAGTTAGTAAATGGCTCGATCACAAGTTCAAAGACCCTATGTATAATGGACTTATTGTCTCGTATACTATCCATGGAAAACATGCCAATGAGCTAAATGTTGTGGCTTCTGACGTGATTGCTGAATACGGTATTTACCAAAAAGAAAAAATTTTTCGAGATGACTTGTGGTTAGATTTTTGTGAGAAGAGAAACATTAGGTTACATTACCATACGAAAAAAGAAGAATTAAGTCCAACTGATTGTATAGTAAATATTTCAACAAAGAAAGGCAATTTACTGATTGATGATGACTTAATAGTGGATGTGGATGGAACACGATATCATAGATTTGATGGGAAGCTATATACATCTGTCGATCTAATTAGGGCTCAAAGAGAAAAAATAGAGAAGGAGAAGAGAGACCTTCTATTCGGAAATTATGGGAGTTGTTTCGGGCTTCGTAAGGGAGCATATCTTTCGTGTGTAAAAGCTAATGAACGGGAGAGAAAAGAGATTTTGAAGAAAAGGTTTGGAATAATCTTAGAATAAGAGTCATTTGAGACGTCAGAACTATTCTGGCGTTTTATTTATGGGACGAACAGAAATGGGCGTATTCAAAACACTTCTGCCCGCTTTAATTAGTATTTCGGGTAAATCATACGGTGGGGGAGCGATTGAATGCGGGTAGTTTTTGACTGGCGAAATCTTCTATTGTGGGGTATTTCCTTCGTTTCAACTATGACAGTGTTCTGCTTTGGACCGTTTACGATATTTCGGAACAAGAGAGTAAAGCTAATAAAAAGGGGAGGTCGCGTATGAGTACTACTTTCGATCGCACGTACCATCCCGAGACCGGCGAACTAGGCACGTTTGTCCCAGACGGTTCTCACGTGACTATACAAACGGATGCACAACGGGAAGCAACCCGTCAGCATTTCGAACGTGAACGAATGAAGCTGACCTATCGTGGGTTAAATTGGGTCGCGTGTTATCACGAAGCTATACTCGGAATTATACGAGATTTAACGTTAATAGAGGCGGGAGCACTTATAAAGCTGCTTCCGTTTTTGCGTTTTAAGAGCGAGGGCAAGCTCGTACAGGACGGCAAGCCGTTAAAACAAACGGACATTGCACGACTATTAGGACGAGGTAAGAAAGCGACTATGGCGATTCTACAACGATTAGAAACGCTCGGCGTCATAACATGCGAAAAAGAAGGCCGCACCAACGTGTATTACATTAGCGTCGATTTCCATTCGATGGGCAACGTAATAGATGGCGCATCCTTTACGAAGCTATACCAAGTGAAGGCTCGCGAGATTGCGGAGGAGCTAACGCTTAGTGAGCTCGGCTTCCTATACAAGATACTGCCGTTCTTCCACTATCAAACGTATTATCTTTGCGACAATCCAGACGAGGAGAATCCGGAGGTCATTCGTCACTTGAACCGTGAGCAATTGGCTGAACGAGTGGGACACGATATACAGACGGTATATGAGCTCGTGAATAAACTCCGTAACAAAGGCGTAGTGCTGACGACAACAAGTGGTAAGACAACGAATTATCTCGTCCATCCAGACGTTATGTTCCGGAAAGAGTACGAAGATGAGTATACGAGAGTCGTGCGGAGGATGTTCGAAGAACACCGGATTCGGCAGGCGAAGAAATTTGCTTAGGTCAAAACGATACCTTTTACCCCGTTTGCTTAGGTCAAAACGACACCTATTGAAAGTGAGAATAACGCTGTAATGGCGGGGCGGAAGGCAGTTTTTGTGGATTTTCTTCTCTTTATCTTTAGAGACGTGTGACATCGGCTAACGCCGAGCTTCGGCAAACAAGTTGCCTCGCTATCATCTTTCATCGCGAACAAAGTATAGAAGTAATTACAACGCGGTAGAAGATATTGATACCGAGGCGGCTTGTCCGCTGAAGGAGAGTTTAACTAGAAGGGATTTTCTCTTGTTCTTTTATTTGAATGATGCTTTGTATAGTAATCCGGTTAATTATTATTTGTGCTGATGGACCTATCGAGGAGAGCATGCAGTTGTTCCTTTCATGTGGTATGACTTTAATTTCAAAATTTTTGTCTCTAGTTATAGACTTAATAGAAACAGTAAGTACCTCTCCATTAGTAAAAACAAAGATAAACTGGTTTAAAGGGTGAGAATTTAGCTCGCTGTACAACATGCCTCTAAAAATAACAACTGATGTAGCAAGAATAGCAAGACCTAATATCAAACTAAATATAAGCTCTGCCATACTGCCAAAAGTAATTGAATTTCCATTGAGTATTTTTTCAACAAGTTTTTTTAAAGAGCCTATGACCCCTACTGCGGAAGCAAGCGTTAGACAAAATCCAAACAACCAAAATATTAATGGTGAGATACGTGTAACTTTTCTAAGGCTAACTAAAATGACTATTAAAAAGAACAATATAATAAATAAGTACACCACGACAGCCATTTCCTTATTGTAGTACGATACTGCGCTAGCTATTAAAATTAATAAGACACACGATAATGTAAAAATTTTAAAATCTTGATTCTTTAGGAACTTAAAACTGAGAAGTTCACGTTCAACTTTTTCTAATTCCGTTTCGTTCTCAAATAACTTCCTTAGAATAAACGGGGCTATGAAGAGAAAAGTTGATCCTCCGAGTTTTGATAGGAATGAATAATCTTCCATTGATTAATTTCCTTTCTATAGATTTGTATGTACTGACTACTTTATAAAAATTGGGTAATTTAAGCAATTGAAAATACAGACGCGGCGCCGCTCGATGGTTCCGCGTTATTTCTTATTGGATCGGAAAGGAGGCGGTAGTACACGATGCTCTTCGGACCTAATTTCTACGCTAAGATCGCGTTAATGTTAATCGGAGTTCTTACGGCAATGCTCGTAGGAATCGTACTTCTAGCGTGGGGTATCAGTGTGTTATTCGCGCTGCCTTATTGGGCGTGTTTGGGTGGACTAATTCTACTTATAGTAATAGCTTTATGGCTACGGAAAGGAGACGGATAAATGGGCAAATCGGTACACGTTCCTACCCGTCATTAACCCGCGTCATAATATAGAAGGAACTAGGGGGCTACCAGAAACGAAACGTACCGATTGAACCGTAATTCCAACCCGAAAATATCCGCACGAGCGTTCCACGCGTGACCCGTCCAAAAACTTCAACCCGGATGCATACGGCATTCACAGTAACCAGTCGTTATACGACCGTATTCAACCCGTGTTCGTACTAGATATTGATATACACTCGATTATGTCAACTACATAACGTATGGTTAAAATGGAAAATCGCATATTGACGGGGTTTACGTGTGCGAACAAGTGTTTACCGATGATATATTATCGGACTCAAACGTGCGTTCGGTTACAGTCGTATGCAACGTTTATGCATTTCACGGATACCCCCAAGGCGGGTGTACGATCCCTCACCGTCAGGTTCCGAGCGTTTTCTTACAAGTTTTTAACCTCCGGGTCTAATCGAATACACCTCGAATTTAAACGGAAGCTACCGGTTGCCTATCGGTGGCTTCTTTTTACATTCGATGACGTAAGATCGACCGTGCTGGCGATTAGCTACCGCCAGTTAGACCGCGACTCCCCGGGTAACGGTCGTTTTCTCATGTGGAGTCAATAGGCGAAGGGGAGGCGATACATATACGAAAATTAACGAAAAGTAAACTATTGCCTGATGTTATAGGAAGACGGTACCTTGCGGGTGAATCGTCGGTAACACTAGCACGAGATGCCGGGGTTTCTGACCGTCAGATACGTCGAATCTTAGTAAAGCACGGAGTAAAAATGCGCAGGGCTGGTAAGACTCCAATTCACGACGTAAACATAGAATTTTTCAAGCTATGGACGCCGGAAATGGCGTATGTCCTAGGATTTATTGTTACTGATGGGTGCATCTCTCAAAATCAAATAACGATTGCACAAAAAGAACGCCACATCCTCGAAAGCATCGCGGACATTATGGGCGCAACCAATCCTGTTACTGAACGAAGTAACAACGGTGGAAGAACGACCCTATTCACGCTTAATATCTGTCGTACGGAAATGGTGAATGACCTTGCAAAGCTCGGCATCTCCTCTCGAAAATCACTTGTAGTTCCGTTTCCCAATGTCCCCGATGATTTAATGCCACATTTTCTTCGCGGTGTCATTGATGGCGACGGATGGGTTCATCATAAAGGTTATACAATGAGCGTTATTTCAGCCTCGCCGTTATTTGCGGAGAGGCTTTTTGACGTACTAAGCGACCGTGGATTCAACACAAGAGTGGTGATCGACTGCTCCAGAAAGACAACGTACTACCGCGTTTATGTATCAGGTAAAGAAGATATCTACCGATTAGGCAAGTGGCTTTATTGTGATTGCGGGCATCTTTACTTACCAAGAAAACGTGAACGTTTCGAATATCACAACGCATCCTAACGAAAGGAGAACGATATAATGGCAAAAGATTTACGTAAATTAGAAGCGAAATTAACTCGTGAACAAATAACGGCCGCCCAATTACTCGCAATTAACAACTTCCTACCGCGTAACCCCGATGATGGCGAACAAGGACGATTAACTCTCGACGAGATTGCAGAGCAGGCAAAGTGTTCAATTAGTGCTCTTTATAAATGGCGTCATCACAATCGTGATTTTATTGCGTACACGAATGAGTTATCGGCAGACGCGTTTATGTCACATCTTCCGCACATCATGGAGAAACATCTGGATATGACGCTTAAAGGGCAAGGCTCAATGAAAGGGATTGAGCTGTTTTATAAATTTGGTGGACTCCTTATTGATCGTCAGGAGGTCAAAACGGAAGAGGGCTCTACAGTTCAGTCGCTTGAAGACCGTCTAGCCCGTTTGAAGGAACGTGCGGACTCGTTGAAGAGGGAAGGTGACGAGTGATTGGCGTTCCTCAATGGTGAATGGCATGATCGTCCGGCGCGACAGCTCGAAATTGACCGTCGTATCGAACTCATTGCTCAATATAAGCGGCTGGCTGATGTAGGCGATTTAACGGACTATGACGTTGATCAATGGGAGCTACTTGACGAGGAGCTAACGAAGCTCCAGCGGGTTCATGCGTGCGAATACGACATGTTACTGTTCATGTACGAGTACTTTTCGGAGGCGCGAAACCCCGGTAACCAAGACAATTTAATACCGGCGGGTACGGACTATAAAGATGCGGCCGATTTCCATCGGGAACTATGCAGACTTCTCGATGAAATCACGAAGGGTAACGTCGAGGAAAATGTAGCTTGGTCGGTAGGCCGCAGACATGCGAAAACAGCGTATCTTTCCAATGGTTATTTGTGTAAGAACGTGGCCTATCGACACAAGCGCTATATCGTAGAGATATCGGAAACAACCGATGTGGCCGGCGACTTTATCCAGTGGGCACGTAATCAGCTCGTTTTTAACCAAAAGTTACGTGAGGATTTCGGGGAATTGCTCCACGAGAAAAAATCGCTTAATGGTACGGATAACAAGTACGAATTCGTTACGACAACTGGTACGAAAGTAGAAGCGAAGGGCATGGGGACGCAAATGCGTGGTCTTCGTCACGGATCAGCGCGACCTGACTTATTTATACTCGACGACTTAGAATCCGGCGAGAACACGAACACTCCCGAATTGCGTGCGAAGAATTTGCATTGGTTCCGTTCGGAGATGTTGGAGGCGCTCGGTTTCGGCGGATTATGCGTTTACATGGGAACGATCGTACATTACGATTCGCTACTTAATCACGTATTAACGAAGCGTAAGGATTTTATCTCGCGTAAGTTTCCCGCGATTCTTTCGTGGACAGAACGAGAGGATTTGTGGGAAGAGTGGCGGAGGATTTACAACGAAGACGATTCCAACGCGAAGAAGAACGCCGACTCGTTCTATGAAGCGAATAAGGACGAGATGCTCCGAGGAACTAAAACGTTATGGCCGCGCTACACTTATAAGTTTTTCATGGAGAAGCGAGAGGCAATGGGCGCACGGGCGTTTAACCAAGAGTACCTCGGCAATCCGGTCGATGAGGAGTCGCAGATTTTTAATCCCGAAACATTCACGTACTATACGGAAGAAGACTTGCAAGGCCTGACGCTAGATTACTACTGCGGAATTGACTTCGCGATGGGTAAGGAGAAGGGCGACTACTCCGCAATTATTACAATAGGCCGTAATCGCGACACTGGCGTTTGTTACGTGACAGATGTGTTTCTTAAACGAGTACATCCCGACGTTCTACTGCAAGAAGTTGTTAATCGTTCACTTCAGTTTCAGTATGAGGGAATCGCGGTCGAGGCACAGCAAGCGCAGGAATGGTTTGCAAATAAACTGGCGGAAGAGTTACGGAGGAAAGGGTACCCCACACATCGACGGCTGAAGGAGATCAAACAACGAATGCGCAAAGCACTTCGAATAGAGTCGTTGTTGCCGGATATTCAGAGTGGGAAAATTCGATTTAAGCGAGATCAACGTCTACTGATCGAGATGTTCGAGATGTACCCGAATCATAATCATGACGATGGTCCGGACGCTTTGCACATGGCCTATGATGCTGCAAAACTCCGTAGAAAACGAGTAATAGACAAGCCAGTAGGATTGTAGTAGGAACGTGTAATATGTGGTAGCTAATCGCGTATGAAACGGAAAAAGTCGTTAGAGACAATCCGAAATGGTTGTAACTAACAACTTTAATGGACTATTAGTCAATAATGATTGCTTATTTAAGCTTGTCAACTTTTATCACTCTACGAAAATCCTCTGATGTTCCAGGCTCAAGTGCTTGATCTAGCACGAGCCTCATAGTAATGGTTGTGTCATCATCTTGATGAGAATCATTTGGGGTTGAGGACTCATCGTCTTTAGGTAGATGATCCCAACTTCTCAACCAGTTGTCGTTTGCCATGTGCATTCACCTCCTCTCTTTTATATTGTAGAAATAATGTTAAGTAATAAAAATGAGATAAGTAATAAAGTGAAATTTACAAAGATAGAGTAGACACCCTTTTTAAAGAGATTTTTTTTACTATGGTTAGCTATTATAGTTTGTTTTAGAGAGTTTTGATAAACAATTGATAAATCTAGTGCTAATTTTTCCTCTTTTTCTTTTGAAAGCTTGTCTAAATTCTTCGTAGTTAAATCAATACGTAAATATTCGCGAGTGTCTATAGCTTTAATGAAATAATAAAAAGTAAATCCAAAGGATATCAAAGGGAAAAGTAATGAAATAATAAAAATAATAGTATAGATGAAATGAGATTGAATTTTATTTAAGATAGTAAAATTAAAATTATTAAGGAAGAAAACTAAGATAACACCAACAAATCCCATCAAAACTCCCGATCTAGTCTCGATTGTTTTCTTACTATCCACTTCTAAATCGTTCTCTTTTTGTAAAATAGAAAGAAGGAGTTTCGAAGAAAGGGTTTCGAGGTGTTGGCTTTGGGCTGGGTCTTCCGTTGGTTTATTTTTAATTTCTGGCATAAAGTATTACCTCCAATTAATGGCTCTTATTAAGGAGTATATCACAAGTAAGGAACAAATTAGGAGATGATGATTACGATTAAAATGTTCTACTCTGGCGCACAGTTCCCACCTTCACGCGACATTGAACGCCTGTCCAAATACTACCGTGGTCGTAAGATTTTTGACGGCAAGCAAGCGGAAGTGCTCGAACGTGCTACCGAAATCCTAAAGGATACGCCGCACGCGCCTCAATTGTCTAAGCTCTATATCGCGGTCAACCTGATGGACGTGCTACTAACGAAGCCGGCCGATTTGATGTTCGGTGAACCTCCATCGTATGAATCCGGCAAGCCTGACTCCTCCATCGAGCAGCAACGACTGACCTCTGTTGTTGAGGAAAACGATTTGAACGTTTTGGGTCACGAGATAGTTACCGGTGCTGGGATTCGAGGAGACGCGTTCATCAAGACGTACTATGCTCCGAGGCAGGATTTATCGGAAGTGCCCGATGGTATCGAAATCAAAGTGAAACCTGAGCCGATTATCGAAGCGGTTGACCCGTCGAACGTCTTTCCGGAGCTATCGAAAGGATCGCGAAAACGATTCAAGGCGATTAATATTGCATGGGTCGAGTGGGTGACGGAGACAAACGGATTAATAGAGTCAATCGTAGAGGGCTCGAAGACAACACAGACTCCCTACCTTAACGTCGAGCGCCACGTTCCGGGGGCAATAATCTACGAGAGGTTCCAGCTACATCCTAAATCGGTAGATACGAGGTATGAAGCGCCTATTCAAACGTTCACCATTGGGGACGCGGTAAGTACAGGACGCGAGAAAGACGTTGTTGCAACAGGTCTCTCTCACATGGCAATCTATCACATCCCGTACAAGTCTACTGATACCGATTGGCAGGGAAGTAGCGGCATTGAAAAGATAGAATCGGTACTGGCCGCGATTAACGATAGACTGGTTCAGATTGACTACATCCTGTGGAAACACAGCGATCCAACTGCGTACGGGCCCGATTTAGGTGAGCCCGACGTACGATTCAGTGGGCGCTATATCCCCGTAGCTGAAACGGAGGTTACACCCGGGTACATGACGTGGGATTCGCAGTTAGATGGCGCCTTCAAGGAGCTAGACGTTTTACTAGGCATCGTATTCCAGATGAGTGAGACCCCGCAGTGGCTATTCGGTACGACATTAGCGGAGGACAAAGGTGGAACCGGAACGTCACATACCGATGGATCAGCGATAAAATCACGTTTTATGCCGATTCTATCAAAGGTTAAACGGATAAGAGCCCACGTTGACCGTGCTTTTCGTGACGCGTTGTACTCATCGCAGATACTAGAGAACTTTGCGAATGACGGCGTAGAGGGCTTCGATTCGTATGCGCCAGCGTACCCAACTATTCGCTGGAAGGACGGCATACCTCGTGATGAGAAAGAGATCGCGGAAACTATGTCATTGCGAACCGGTGGCAAGCCTACTATAGACGTTCGCTCCGCGATCAAATACATGGACGAAGTAGACGACGAAAAAGCTGACGAGATTATAGCTCGAATTGAGGAGGACGAAGAAGCCGCAAACGGGACGGTGGACTCGTCCATTTTTAATGATGAGGGTGGTGAAGAGTAATGCGACAACCACCGATGCCCAACTATGACTACGAAACTGAGAAACTAGTTCGCGCATACAAGCAAGCCGTGGAGGATATATTCCGTGAGCTAGACCGGCTTGATATCACGTCGATTTCACGGGACAACGGGATTGCAGCTCTAAGCGAAGTCGCTCGCATACTATCCGTATTGGACAAAGAATCTGCGGAATGGGTTCGAGTAAACGTACCCTTAGCGGCCAGCAATGGAATAGCAGACGCTATCTATGTACTAGGAGCCGCATCAACGATTGAGGAAGCCCGTTCAATAGCGAGGTTCAACCGAATGAACAAGGCAATGACTAACGCTGTAATAGCGGATACGCAAGAGGACCTACTTGCGGTGACAAGAAACGTAAAACGAAGAGTACGGAACGCTGTACGCAAGGTAACCGCAGAATCTATGCGAGCAAACATGGCAAAGGGAGTAAACGGTAGACGTACAATCAATCGCGATACACTAACGAGGCTCCGTAAGACACTAGGGGATTCCCTCAATACCGGAATTATTGATGCGGCGGGAAGACGATGGAAGCCGGAAGTTTACGTCGATATGGTCACCCGTACGAAGACGATGTTTGCACACATGGAAGGAACGATAAACGAAGCCGTTGCACGCGAAGTATACTACGGCAGGATTTCGAGGCATGGGGCAAAAGATGCTTGCCGGCTTTGGGAAGGTCGGATCGTTAAGCTGACGCCTGATGCACCCGGTGATTATCCATATCTTGAAGATTTAAGAGGACGACGGGATATTTTTCATCCTCGCTGTCGTCACTTAGTCTCTCCGGTTAGAAACCCGGAATAGTGTTTGGCCTTACGAAATGGCGAAAAACTTTCGGAACTTTATAGCCGACGGGCTTTAAGCGGGAGGTATCGAATGACTGACACACTTAAACTTTTATTTCCGATGAATCTGCAAACTTTTGCGGAGGATGACACAGAGGAACAGGTCCCAACAACGGACGATTCCGTAGAAACACCAAAAACCTTCACGCAGGAAGAGCTAGATAGGATTGTCGCGGATCGAATCGCACGTGAGCGTAAGAAATCGGAAAAATACGCTGATTACGACGAGTTGAAAACGAAGCTCGCGGAATACGAACGAGAACAAGAAGAGAAGCAACGATCTGAGATGACCGAGATCGAGCGATGGAAAACGGACTATGAAAAGGAAGCCGCGGCAAAACAGGCACTGGAACAAAGTGTTGCCGAAATGGAAGCTAAGTACCGACAGGAAAAAATTCGTAACGCTTTTATTACTGCGGCAACTAGCGCGAATATCGCTCACATCGACGACGCCTACATCCTCGCGTCAACTGATTTATCTAAAGTAACGTTCGATGAATCTGGTAATGTGGTAGGGATGGACAGCGTAATACAGTCTTTAGTTGAGACTAAACCGTTTCTTATTGCCCAAACAAAAAAGGAGCCTAGTACGATTGGCGGACCATCTGGATACGGACATGAGACGGGAGTTAAAACACTCGAGGCACAACTAGAGGAAGCAAAGAAGAAAAAAGACTTTGGTAAAGTCTTAGAACTGTCCAATAAGCTAAGTCAATTACGTAAGTAACTACACCACCGGCCTATTAGCGGTGGTTTTTTAATACCCAAAAACAAGGAGGAATCCCATTAATGCTATTTACTTATGATTTTAAAGACCAAGTACGTGAACTATCAGCCGGTATTGATTTAATTATCAATGACGCACCTACTCTATTAGGTTTGGTAGGTCTTAATGGCGAGCCACTAACGCAGACGAAATTTGAGTGGATGTCAGATAACCTCAACTCGAACCGCGCCAATGTAAAGGTAGATATTACGGATACAGATACCCAATTGGTGGTGAACGATGGTGACGGTGAGAAATTCCGCATTAATGCAATCGTGGTAGCTGGCGAAGAGTACATGAAAGTGACTGCCGTTGCCGGCGACGAGGTTACTGTAATTCGTGGATTTGACAGTACTACGGCGGGGGCTCTAAAAGCCGGAGCAGAACTCCGCATCGTAGCTCGTCCTCAATTACAGGGTGCCGGTGTAGGTCAAGACGAGGGTCACGATCGCTACGTTGATGATAACTACACGCAAATCTATGAGCGTTATGCATCCGTCTCCAATACGCAAATGGCAGTTCGCACCCACAATGTAACTGACGAATTAAACTACCAAGTCGAGTTACGCTTGAAAGAGATGTCCCGTGAGATGAACGATACCTTGATCTACGGTCGTAAAATTATGGGTAACAAAGGTACGCCGAGCATGAGCGGTGGTCTGTTGTATTACGCGGATAAGAAGGGCGCTGCTAAAAAGAACCTGAGCGGTAAAGAGATTGACGCAAAGGTCATCAACGATTTGATGGAGGAAGTTTATTTGCGCGGAGGTAACGTTAACACGATCCTTACGAACACTGCGGGCGCACGTCAAATCTCGAAACTAGCATCTAATACAATTCGCACTGAGCGCCAAGATACCACGACTGGGCACCGCATCTCTACGTTCGTTTCTGACATCGTAGGTGGCGGTGAAGCGACTATTATTGTTGATCCGAACTTCCCGAAAAATAAGGTAGCGCTGTTCGATCGAACTATCTTGTCGATGCATCCGTTGCAAGGCCGTGCGCTGTACGATGTAGATGCAGGCGTACCGGGAGCTGACTTTGTGGCTCGTCAAATTCGCGGTGAGTACGGAGTGAAGGTAAAGAACGCAAAAGAGAAGATTGCGATTCTTGAAAATATCTCCACATCGGTATCGTAAGGAGGTAACAAATGGCTGATTATAAAGCATCCCCGTTCTATGAAGTCGATAGCGGCGATGTCCGCGTAAAGTTTAATTTCTTCGGTATGTATTCAACCGAAAAAGAAGATGAAATTGCTACGTTAGACGCGTTGGTCCCCGCATGGATCAAGCGTACAGATGACACAGCTCATACGGAGGAACCCGTCGCACAGCCCGCCAAAAAGGGACGCGGCAAAGCCTCCGAATAAAAACGGAGGTGTTTCCCTATGTCGTTATCAATCGAAGCCGCAGACGATTATATTGACGTAAATGTTATTGATATCGAAGATTGGACGGACTGTGACGAAGCGAGAAAACAACGGATAATTAACGTCGCGTCACGTACACTAAAGTCCACATATCCGAAATATACGATACCGGATTCGGCTGTATATGAGTTCGCGGCAGTGTTGGCCCGAGAGTTTAACGATACGTTACGGCAGGCTCATAACGGGGTCAGCTCGTTTTCGTTATCTGGCGTAGCCTCCTTTACATTCCGCGACAAGCCGAGAGAGCTAGTCGATCTGATACCGCCAATAAGTCGTGAACTAATCGGGGCGGAAAACGACGTGAAGCTCGGAAGTCGCGGCGTAGGATGGAGCGTGTTATAAAAAATGCCTATGGTGCCGATGCACAACAAAATAACGGTTTACCCTGCGTTGTTAGATGACGAGGGCAATCCGAAGACAGACGAATGGGATCGACCGGTATACGGCGATCCTTTTTCGTTGAGTTGCCGGATACAGGAGAAGACGAAGCTTGTTCGGGCACAAACGAATCAAGGCGGTGTGCACGGCGTTACCTCGCAGGAAGTCGTGTCCTCTGCGCAGGTGCTTTGTGACAAGCTTGCGCCTATCACAGACCAAGACCGGATCGAGTTTACCGACGAGCTCGGCAGAGTACGTCAATATAGCCCGTTAGCTATTGAGATTAAGCGTAATATTGGCGGCAAGCCTATCTTAACGGAGGTGTCACTCTAACTATGGAACTCGAGTTTGACATGCGGGCATTTAAGGACGCGATTAGGCGAACGCCCGAGATCGTATTCGCCGCAACCAAACGCGGTATGCACGATGCTATGGACGAATGGAAAGCGGAGTCAGTAGACGTTGCTCCTTTAGACAAAGGTACGTTACGGCGCGGCATTAGTACGGAAGTTCGTCAGAAAAACGGTGAGGTAAGCGGTGAGATTTCGGCCGTTGCGATGGAAAGTACGCCCAAGTGGCCGAATTTTAATTACGCTTACTACATTCACGATGTAAAAGGCGATATTAAGAACCCGACAACTCCCTGCACTGTCGCTAAGTTTATAGATGCTCCGGCTGATGAACGTAAGCAGAAGTGGCTAAAAGACATTGAAGACGGAGTAAAAGCGGAAGTACAGAAACTAGGTTTTTAACGGAGGTGGTACGTTGTCCGCACTTGTTGAACAGGAATCAGTAGGCGAGTTTATAAAGGAGGCCTTTCCCTCGATCGCGCTGAAATACGAGGTACCTGACAAGCCCGTGAAAAATAACGTAGTCGTCCGGCTCCTGTCCTCCGATTCAGAGTCCGAGACGCGTTATCACTACCGGATTGATCGCGACTATCAGATCGTGGTATACGGTGTTGACGCGCAGGATGTCCTAGCGAAAATGGGCGTGATCGAACGTAAAGCAAACGATGGAATTACATTGATCCCAATGAAAGACTCGAAGCGGTATATCCGTATCGGGTCTTTTTCTTTTTCTACGGCATTTAAAACGGAGGGCGGCCTCTACGCACGATTAGGCGTGCTATCAACGGAGGTACGCGAGGCAAGAACGCAAGAACAGTACGACAAGATTATGCACGTATACGGGCGACTTGAAGCCCTATAAAAGGAGGTAACGCTATGGAATGGGACCCACTTAACGAGCCGACCCGTCCCGGGCTCTATCTAATGTACGTGGAAGCCGCGGCATCACAGATTCGAGGCGGTGCTCGTGGTATCGTTGCAATTCCACTTATGAAGTACGGAGCAAAAGCCACAGAAAAGACGTTCTACAAGATTGAGACCGAAAAGCAAGCGGTTGACTTGTTCGGCGTCACCAATATTCAGTCCATTCGTTTCGTATTGCAAGGCGGCGCAAAGCAAGTGCTCGTATACACTATGCCGAAGGAGCAGACGGCAGAGGCATTTATTGAGATGCGCGATTCCTTTGATACACGAACATTTAACGTGTTTGCATACGACGGGGCTGTGGATTCGGCTGAAATAGACGCGACAGTAGCGTGGGTAAAACGCAATCGTACGGAAGGCAAACATTTTGTATACGTCACGGGTGGTACGGCGGCTGACGATGCTGACCCGAAAGTAGGGAACGCGCGAAGTAAGAAGATAGCGGATAGCTACGTAGCTAACCTGATTGTCGGCGGCGTAGTCAACGGTAAGGAGTACCCGTCTTGTGAGTACGCGACGTACATTGCCGGCTTAATCGCAGGTACACCGATCAACAAGTCGATTACGTACGCAAGACTACCGTTAGACGACGTTAACAAGCGTCTTACGAACGCGCAGATCAACGAAGCACTCGAAGCGGGCTCGCTTGTCCTCGTACACAACGGTGATTACGTGATCGTTGAAAAAGGACAATTAACGAGTGGTGCCAAGATACGTAAGATTCGCGGACGACAGGCGATTAATACGGATATCGTGAAAACGGCCGCGAGCGACTACATTGGGAAAATAGATAACAATCGAGACGGGCAGGCGGCGCTGATTGCGGCGATCAAAGCGTACCTAGAACTGCTAGGCAAGTCGAATGTTCTTGAAGACCCCGTTGTAACGTTAGACCCCGAATTTGAATCGAAGGGAGACGCGGTATATTTGTACATCGCCTATATAGAGACCGATAGTATGGAACGCATCTTCCTACGAATCCACGTATAGGGAGGTAAGTATAGATGGCGAAAAATTTACTAGAATCCAACCGCGTCCTAAGTGGTTCGTTCGGCGAAATCTGGATGGACGGCGTGTGGCTGGCGAACTTCAATGCGGGTGAGTTATCCGTCGAGATTCAATACGAAAAGATTAAGCGATCCGGTAGTCGTAAAGCCGGGAACAAGCCGATGAGTATCGAGTGTACCGGTTCTATTCGCGGATACAAGATATCGTCCGCATTTGCTCGTAAGATAGGACAAATCATGGACGACCGTAGCGGGGCCTTCGTTTGCCAGCTCGTTATGAAACTCGATGATCCCGAAGCTTACGGTGCCGAGCGAGTACTCGCAAAAGGCGTTCAGTTTACCAAGATTGATGTAATGAAATTTGAACATGGGGCACCCGTTGAGACGGAGTGGCCTTTTGTTTTTGAAGATTACGAGTTCCTGGATTTCATTGAGGAAAAGTAAAAATTAGGAGGACGATTACATGACAGACGATCTATTAAAAGCCTTGCTTGATGCCGACAAAAGACCAGAAAAAGACGTGCAAATGAAACGATTTGGGACGTTCCGTATTCGGGCACTTGACGATCAGGAAATCGAGGATATCGAAGAAAGAGCGACGTTTGGTGAAACGGTTGACCAGACCAAGAAAGCCCTATTGATGATCCAAAAAGCAACAGTTACCCCTGACTGGTCACACCCGGATTTGCTCGCGAAATATGAGACGCAAGACCCTGTAAAGGTCGTTGAAAAGACACTACTCCCGGGTGAAAGGGTTAAGCTGTTCACGGAGATATTAAAGCTTTCTGGTTACGACTTAGGCGCTTCGGTTGACCAAGTAAAAAACTAATACGCGCGGGAGGCGAGGCTTTCGTTATACACACGATATTCCAACGACAAGGCCTCCCGCCGGCCTACATTTATAACGCACCTAGAGGTGAACGTATCTTTATGTACGCCTCCACAGAGGTGGCCGTCGAAGACGAGATTGCGGCGTTGAATAGGGAAGGGAGCGGTTAATCATGGCGTTTGATCTAGTAGGCCGATTACGGATTGTGGACGCGATGACCCCGACCCTCCGCCGAGTGTCTTCGGAACTCGACCGGACGAACTTATCGGTGAAAAAAGTTGCCGCAACTACCGGCTCCTTTCGTAATTCTCAGAATGCCGCCACTCAATCGTTGAGGAATTTCTCGGGTGGCCTGCCGAATCTTCTCGGACAGCTCAAAATGGTGGCGGGCGCAGTAGTCGCTGTAGGTACGGCCTTTGACGGAATCAAAACGGCGGCCGACTTTGAAAGTTCGATGTCCCGTGTTGCAGCCCTTTCCAACGCTAGCGCCGGAGACCTTGCGAAACTAACCACGAAAGCGAAAGAGCTCGGCGCCTCTACGGTATTCAGCGCAAGTCAAGCCGCCGAAGGTATGCAGTTCCTCGCGATGGCGGGCTATAAAACTAACGAGATAATCGCGGCTATGCCCGGGCTTCTCGACGCGGCCGCGGCTGGCCAAACTGACCTCGGAACAACCGCCGATATCGTTTCGAATATCCTTTCCGGCTTTGGGATCGCGGCAGGAGAGACGGGACGGGTTGCGGATGTACTCACGAAGGCGTTTACGTCAGCTAACGTTGACCTTCAAATGCTTGGTTACACCATGAAGTACGCGGCTCCATGGGCGAAAGCGCTCGGCGTGTCGTTAGAAGAGACAGCGGCCGCGGCGGGTATTCTCGGTGGTGCCGGTATACAAGCGGAACAGGCGGGTACTACGTTACGGGGACTGTTCGCTCGTTTTGCGAAACCTCCGAAAGAGGCCGCAGAGGCACTGGATAAGCTCGGCGTTAAGCTGTTTGATAGCGGAGGCAAGATGAAATCGCTTGCCACGATCCTCGAAGACCTCCAAAACGCGATGAAAGGCATGACCAGCGAACAGAAAACGGCGCTTGCTGGTATAATCGCGGGCATGGAAGCCGGTAGCGGTTTTTTGGCTCTGATGGATACCGGTCCCGATAAACTACGTAAATTCACGAAAGAGCTGGAGAATAGCGCAGGTACAAGCGGAAGGGTAGCGAAAGTTCAAACCGATAACTTCAAAGGGGCGGTTGATCAACTAAATTCCGCGCTAGAAGGGCTAAAGATCGAAGTGTTCACCCCGTTACTTCCTACCTTAAAGGACCTCGCGGAAAAGGGAACGAATGCGGCCTCCGTCTTCAACAAGTGGCTCGGAAGTAAAGAGGCGGAACGGTGGGGGAAAACGACCAAGGACGTACTCGAAGTCGTTGGTCCTTTGATTGTCGGAGCTACTACGGCATGGGCGACTTATAAGGCCGTGATGCTAACGGCAACAGCCGCACAGTGGGCGTTTAATACCGCAGCTAGCGCTAACCCGATAGGGCTTATAGTCGTCGGAATAGGTACGTTAATCGGCGCGGGGTATCTACTGGTAAAGAATTGGGAGACTGTGAAAGAAGCAGGCCATTCCATGTGGGTTACTATCAAAAACGGGTTCGCGACCGGAGTTAACTGGGTTATTGGGAAATTGAACACGCTAATTGACGCGATGAACCAAGCATTCAACGTAAAACTACCGGACTGGATGGGCGGTCAAGAATTCGCGGTCAATATCCCGAAAATAACCGAAGTTGAAATGGATTACTCGATTCAACAAGAGAAGATGAGAGATTTTCGCGAGCGTCGCAATATAGGCGTTGGGGACGACGGCTCTCACTACAGCGGCCTTGATTACGTACCATTCGACGGATATTATGCGCGCCTACACAAAGGCGAAAGGGTAATGACTGCGGAGGAGAATCGAGCCAGCAAGGAAGAAGCGTCTAAGTCACCGTCTGATAGACGAAAACCTGTGAACGATGGTGATAGCCCTAGTAGACAAGCGAGCTTTACCTTTACGGGGGACATCATCATTCAAGGCTATAACGGAGACTTAGAGACGGTCGCAGACAAACTACTCTCGATCATGGCGCGTAAAATTAACGAGCAAGTGTAAACGAGGTGATGACGATTACAAACGGTATTCAATTCTGGCTCTCTTACAATAACGGGGCGGAACGCCTGCAACTTCCGGTTAATCCGGAGTCTATTAAAATATCGAGCGATTTCGGCTATCAGGACGTTGAAGTCTCGCACTTAGGTGAATTTACCGTTATCGGGGACCCCAAGTTGCGAGATTTTTCGTTTTCATCGTTCTTTCCTCGCGACTACCATCCGTCCTATTGCGAGTACGAAGGCTTTCCCGATCCGTGGTCAGCAAAAGAGATGCTAGAGAGGTGGCGCGACTCCCGGAAGCCGTGCCGCCTGACGATTACGGGAACCCCGATTAACTATGCGGTCACCATACGCAAGTTCGATATCGTGCCCGAAAAACATGGGGCTCCCGGCGACATCTACTACGATCTCGACCTCAAAGAGTACAAGTTCGTAAGCATCCGTCAAGTCGACATGGGCGCGAAGAAAGGCAACGGTACAGCAACGACGGCAAAAGTGAAAAAGGCTGCCGCAAGGGGCGGTAAGAAAGAGATTCCGAGGCCATATGTCGTAAAGAAAGGCGATTGCCTATCTGTGATCGCGGCTAGATACGGACTTAAAACACGGGATATCTACGCCAAGAACAAAGTCATTGTCGGTCCCGATCCAAACAAAATAAAGCCGGGTCAGAAGTTGGTGTTAGTATGACGTGGGAAGTACATTATGATGGTGCGCCTATGGTTGTTCAAAGTGCTACGTGGTCCGGCGATATTACACAGCCGGCCCGCACCTTAGAGGTATCATTCGTCAATACGGTGGACGGCCGTAAGAAAGCTGTCCCCGTAGAACTCGGCAAGGAGCTACGTCTCTACAGTAATGGACGTGAACTATTCCGGGGCCTAACATTTAAACACAATATCAATGATCGCGGGATCATGAGCGTTACGGCATACGACGATAATATCTATCTTGCGAAGAATCAGGACACGCAGATATTCCGTGGAATGAAGGCGAGTGCCATTGCGCAGAAACTATGCAAACAGTTCGGAATTGCAGTCGGCAAAATTGACGATACGGGCTACGTAATACCAAAGCTCGTACTGCGTAATAAATCCATATGGGACATGATGATAACAGCGCTAACGGTTACGCAGAAGCAAACCGGACGGCGCTTTTTTATTTGCTCGAAGGAAGGCAAGTTTAATCTATTGTCCCGAAAAGAACAGCCTGTCCGGTGGGTACTCGAAAACGGCGTTAATATACTGGACGCGTCATACTCGCAGTCGATCGAAGAACTACGAACGCAGGTCAAGGTGACAGGTGGGGACGACAAGAAAAAGCCGTTGGTGGCTGTAGTTAAAAACGACGCACTCATAAAACGGTTCGGCATCATGCAACACCTCGAAAGTGCTGACTCGGATAAAACCCGATCCCAAATCGAGCAGTTGGCGAAACAGCTCCTAAAAGACCTCGGAACCATACACGATGAGGCAACCGTCAACGCGCTAGGGATTGACACAGTGTACGCGGGGGTAGGCGTCTACGTACAAGAGTCAATGACGGAGATAATCGGGGGCTATTACGTTTCGACCGATAGTCACACGTTTGAAAGCGGCAAGCATACGATGTCACTTACGTTAAGTGCGACGGACGATCTTCCAACGTTGAAATACGATCCACCACCGGAAGACAAGCCGAAGAAGAAAAGAAAGAAACGAAAGGGGCGGAAATCTGTTGTCGACGAAATCCTCAAAAAGACTCCAAGAGCCTAGTCGGCTGGAAGGCGGAGGCCCGAGCCAGTTTCGACAACTCATTCAACAGATCGGATACAACAAGGATGTGGATATCGAGCTTGGTACTGTCGTTGCTCCTCCGCCAGCTATACGAGTTACAGTCGATAACGATGAAAAGCTCGAACTGTTAGCGGAAGACCTGATCGTTGCGGAGCATCTGACGCGACATAAACGGAAGGTTACGCTAACCAGCGAGACAGTGCGCGAAGTTATGACAAGAGCAGGCTATACGCCCCATGTGCACGATATCACGGAGTTGATTATCGAGGGCGAGATCGAGTTTACCGACGAATTGAAAGCGGGCGATCGCGTCATCATCCAGTCTATTGACGAGGGCCAAACGTATGTCATACAGGATCGGGCGGTGATCTATAATGGCGCTTAGTCCGTTGCAACGGCTAGAGGATCGAGTGATCCAATCGGAACCGGAAGTCCATCCAACGTTAACTTATTCGCTGGACTTCAATACTGGCGATATTGGTGGCATGATTGACGGCGAAGCGGCTGTCCGTCAATTTATCAGCAAGGTTATTATGACGGCGCGGTTCAGGTTTCCAATCTACTACGACGGCGAGTACGGTTGTGAACTCATAGACTTAATCGGGCAAGATTTGCCGATAGAGCTTTTACGGTCGGAGATACCTCGTGTCATAACTGAGGCATTGATTTATGACGATCGAATAGACGATGTATACGACTTTGAGATAGAACGAGAGGCGGACAAATTGACCGTCTCTTTTTACGTTGATACGACGGATGGGATGACGTTAGATGTCTTAGAGGAGGTGGTGTGACATTGTACGAACAACAAACGCGTGAGACGATCCTTGAACGGATACTCGAAAGGTCTCGGCCGGACGTAGACAAGCGGCCCGGGGCGATCTTGTATGATGCGACGGCTCCCGTGTCGCCCGAGCTAGAGGCGTTGTGGCTAGAGCTAGACGCGGTGTACGATAAAGGATTCGCGATAAAAACTGACGGTACCTTGTCGTCTTACAACGAATGGCTGACACGTAGATGTGCCGAATTAGGCGTCTACCGAAAGCCCTCCGAAAAGGCGAAAGGTACCGTTACTATTTACGGCTATGAGAATACGGAAATCCCCGTAGGTGCCGAAGTGTCTACGGACGGTGACGAGCCGATTTATTTCGAAGTCACGGAGTCTGGCGTCATTTTAAACGGTACAGTAACGTTAGCCGCGAAAGCTATTGAGGGCGGCAAGTCGGGTAACGTCGGTGCTGGCGAAATCAAGCTAACGCAGGGCAATATCACAGGGATAACCGGCGTAACGAATGAGCTACCTTTCGAGGGCGGTATTGACGAAGAATCAGACGATGCCTTACTTGAACGGTACCTCGATCGCGTCCGAAAGCCTATTACGTCGGGCAATCGTCATCATTACCGGAAATGGGCGCTTGATGTCGTTGGTATCTCTGATGCGCGAGTATACGAGGTGTGGGACGGGCCGGGGACGGTAAAAGTCGTCTTGCTTGACGATCGGAAGCGGGCACCCTCCCAAGAGCTAATCGACAAGGTAGCGACTTACATCGAAAAGGAGCGACCTGCATGTGCGGAAGTGACGGTCGTTGGTGTAGCCGAAATACCGATCAATGTAGCCGCAAAGATAACGTTAGTGAACGGCCATACCATCGAAGAGGCCCGCGAAGAAGTGACGAAAGCACTGACGGATTATCTCGGTAAGCTCGCGCTAGTTGACTCAGTTGTACGTTTTACACGGGTTGCCGGCGTGATTGGAGGTGCGGCTTCGGTACTTGACTATGCCGATCTGACCGTCAATGGTACGGAGGAGAATATAACGATAGGCACCGATTCAATCGCGGTACTAGGGACGGTGACACTCAGTGAATGACGTAATTAAGCGCCGGATGCTCGACTCATTACCAACGATCCACTACGGAGAATCGCGACACATAAAGAACATAATTGAGCGAGAGTCAGAAGAGTTTGCGTTATTGCACGAGGGGATTCGGGACATAACCGATCAATTCTTCTTGGATACGGCAACGTGGGGGCTTGCTCGATGGGAAGCCGTTGTCGGAGTGCCCACTGATCTGACCAAACCGATCGAACAGCGACGTTCCGTTATCAAGTCTAAGTTACGTGGTACGGGGACGGTTACATTAGCCGTACTCGAATCAATTGCCGATGCGTTCTTCCCCGACGCCACGGCCGAGGAGGAACCACGTAAGTATACGGTCATTATCGTAATTGGCGGCGATATCCCACCGAATCTATACGATGCTTACGTTGCCCTCCGTGAAATGGCGCCGGCTCATGTCGATGTGGTACTCGCGCCCATGCCACGGGAAGTAATCGAAGTGGTCGATAAGGTAACGGTAAATCTACGGCGATATCGGACGATTGGCGAACTGCGTGTCGGGGATACGATCGGTAAGGAGCAGCGGGAGGTGACGTTATAGATGGACGGAAGATATCTCGAAAGGATTGCGGAGGATATCGCTACTCGCGCGACTTCTATTGTTCTTAATAATCAAACGGTACCTATTCGGAGCATTAGCCGGAATGGGGCAGCGGTGACTGTACGTACGGAATCAGTCAAGGGGATTACGCGAGTTTCTTCATTAAGACTGTACGATGAATCGGGCGGGCTGATTGCGGAGAGGCAGGCGGACGTTCCGGTTAGCGATGGGCAGCGTTTGGAATTTCGATTCAATTTTGCTATTCGAGAGGGGGCGCGTTGATGTCGTATAACGCACGGCTTGATTGGGAGTTCGAAGATGATATTACGGAGGGCGACGTCAACAGATGGGAAAAAGGAATAGCTGATGCGCACAAGATTCTGGAACAGCATACAGTGGCTATTTCGGCTTTGCAGATTGATGTGAAGACGATAAAAGATGCGGTGTTTAACAACTTCACGGACAATGTGTTCTTTGAGAACTTTGCAACATTGGACGACATTACACTGACAGAGGGATGGTATGACGAGGCTAATAAAAGGCTGGTGGTGTAGATGGCAACTTATGGTGGTTCTGTTTATCTGGGGACACTGCGAAATAAAACGACTGTAATCCCCAGACCGATACGACCTTGGCAGTACGGTGAACCGTACAAGGGGGCTGGTAACGGTAATATTGCTGATTTTAGAACAGACTCAGTTATTTCGAATTGGAATATCGGTGATTCTGATGCTAATCTTGATAATCAATTACATTGGCACAAGATCATAGATGGAAGTAAGACGTTACTTATCTGTGATAGAGTAATTCTTACCGCTATCACATGGGACGATCTCAATAGTGATAATCGTATATTTGGAAAGACGATAACAATTGATGGCCGGCAGTTTAAGCTAAGGGTATTAACTGTTGGGTCTAACTACCGTGGACATCCCAGAGAAGGAGGATTACCAAAAGATAATGAATGGGATCGGTTTATTACTAATGAGGATGCAATAAGTGGAATTCCGTCACCTGTAGAATCCGATATTGATGATTTACCATTAGGCAGTACAGACAGATACAGCCCTCACAACATATTTTGGAATTGGATGGCTATTTACTCATGGGGGCAAGAAGACGCTTCTGTAGGCGGAAAGGCTTGTCGCGGTGAGCGTTCGGCTAGATTTTGGAGTAATGGCTTTAGTTATAGTAGAGATGACTGGCGTGGTTGGCGCCCTGTACTCGAAGTTTTAAATCAAGCGCCTACTCTAGCACTCACGTCTCCATCCGACAACCAGCCCTTAACCGAGAACCAACGCATCAACATCGGCACCAACGATTTCACCGTATCTATCACTGCAAATGACGCCGATCCAGACGATACGTTGCAATACCAAGTTAAACTAAACAACGTGGTCAAACAGGCTTGGACTACGATAGCTAAGAATCAACCTGTTAGCTATACGTTTAAAAACGCTGATATTACGGCTGGATCAACACCGTTTACAGTATCTGTTCGCGATGATAAAGGGAACCAGACGGATTTTAACGGAGAGTTGACGAAAGGGAAAATCGGTAAGGATACGCAAGGTCGAACTACTTACACGTTTGAGTATACGGGTAAGCCCGAAATGTTTACAGTGCCTCCAAATACAACCAAACTTCAATTGGAATGTTGGGGGGCGCAAGGCGGTGGAGCAGGTGGTGGACTTGGTGGGTATTCAAGAGGAGCAGTCGCTGTTACAGCAGGGATGCTATTAAATATTTATGTTGGAAGTAAACCGACAGGAGTATATGGCGGATATAACGGCGGTGGGGACGGCGGAGCTAATTCCCTTAATGGGCAAGCTGGGAGAGGCGGCGGGGGTGCTACCGATATAAGACAAGGAGGTACTACGCTACTTGATAGAATCATTGTTGCAGGTGGCGGAGGAGGTGGATTGTCTGGAGGGCGTCGGGGTGGAGCAGGTGGAGGTGTCGTTGGAGGAGATGCGTACGGAGGCGAAATCTATAATGACGCTAAGGGAGGTACACAAACAGAAGGCGGGGCTAGTGGGAAAAATGGGGGAGAAGGTAAGCCACCCGCAGGTCTCGGTCAAGGAGGTACTGGTAATTACGGAACAAGTACCTCCTACCCTATCGACGGAGGTTCTGGAGGAGGGGGAGGTTACTACGGC